CGGGCTTGTAGGAGGTCATATCCAGGCGAACCCAGCGGAGCCGGCGGGCCTGGATGATTTCGAGCCGCTTGGCGCCGGCGATCATCAGCGTCGCCGCGGCGAGCAGATTCGGCACCCGCCAAATCGGCTTCTCGACGGTGCTCTCTGGATCAATCTCTGTGGGCGGGAGGGCCATCTAGATCACCGTCGGCTCGTCGAGGTAGACGTTGACCCGGGTGGCGCTGCGTGCGCGCCCGAGCGGGATGCGGGACTTCCCGACGGGCCGGGTCTGGCTCACCGCCCCCGCGGAGGCGCCCACGAAGACTGTACCGCCGTCTACGAGGCCGGCGAAGCCGTCGACGTCACCCCCGTTGACCAGAACGGCGTTGCCGGCCTCCACCAGGGCGCAGATGCCGTCCGCGTGCCCGTGGACGTCGACGTCGCAGGGCACCGCGATACCGGCGACCACTACCGCGGCGTCACGGGCTGCGAGCCCCCCGCCCGCGGTGATCACCTCAGCGTTGCCGGACGTCGCGAGCCAGCGCGAGCCGTTCCAGGTGAACGTCATATCGGCGCCGCTGTGTAGGACCGTCCGCCCGTTGGTCGGCGTCAGGGGGAAGCTCGCGACGGTGTCGATGCCGGACGCCGAGTGGTTCAGGGAGGAGAACACGCGCGGCCTAGACCTCGCCGCCGGCGTAGATGTCCACGTTGCCGACTCCGCCGGTCAACGCCGTCACCTGGAGCTTCACCGTGCGGTAGCTGGTCCCCTCGATGCGGGCCTCCGTCAGGGGGGCGATCGTGATCGCTGTCCCCAACTTCGCGTACACGCCGTCACCGACCAGGACCCACGGTTGTACGTCGATCGACGTGCGCGAGCCCCCGACGGCGTTCTTCCAGAAGAGACGCACGGCGCCGGCCCATTCGAGCCGTGAGGCGACCGTCGCCGCCTCGCTCGCGTCGACGGCCGCGACGGCCTCCCGGGGGTTCAGCCACGCGTTCTCTTCGTCGGTCGTGTTGTCGAACACGTCCGAGATTCGATAGGTCGGCCGGAGTTGGTGGACGCCCGTGACGAGCGCGTCCGAGCCGCGCGAGAGGGCTCGCGCAAGCGCGCCGTCGGCGTCGCTTCGCTGTTGACGACGGCTGATTCGGTTGAGCGCCTGTGCTGCTGAGACTGCCACGGTCTACCCCCTACGGCTTGGCCGGCGGCTTCTTTCGCCGCCGGCGCTTCGGAGCCTCCGGGGCCTTCGCCTCGGGGGCTGGTTCAGGCTCGGGCTCGGGCTCTGGCGCTGGCTCAGGCTCGGGCTCGGGCGCTGGCTCGGGTGCTGGCGCTGGCTCAGGGGGAGGCGGCTCGGGTGCCGCCTTGGGCGGCTTCGCGCGACCGATAGCCCGGAAGCTACCGCCGGCGATGATCCGCTTCGCCTCGTCCGCCGTGAGGCCGGAGATGACCCCGTCCTCGTCGACGTCGAAGCACCTTCCGAGGGCGCGATAGACACGGTCCTCGGGGAGGTTGTTGGCGGCCTGTGGGGACCGCACGCGGTGGTCGGCCACGGTGGCCTCCTCTCAGGGTGCGCCCCGGGAGCCGGGGCGCGCTGGCGTCAGGTGGGCGGCTAGATGTGGAGCTGCGGGGCGCTCTGGTCACCCGGGACCACGATCTTCTCCAGGCCGGACTCGGGCTTCACATTCTTGATCAAGACGTGCTGCCGCGGGGTGCCGATCTTGAGGGCGACGAACAGGAGCAGCGCCCAGCGGAACGAGGTGTCCAGGTTCCCCAGGGGGAAGTTGAACATCGGCAGGAGTTGCATCATCTCGATGCTCTCCTTCCGGTTCGTCACGATGAACATCTCCGAGGTCCCCGGGAGGTCCTCGTTGAGGTCGATGATGACGAGGTTCGCGCCGTTGGCCGGAGCGCCTAGCTCCTTGATGAGCGTCGCCTCCGATGCGGTGGTGACGCCGGCCTCGGTCCGGTAGAGCAGGAAGCCGGTGGCCGACTGCAGGCTGTTCGGGACCGCGCCGTCCTTGACGGTGAGGCGGATGTCCTTGCCGGCCTCGGTCGCGATCGTGTTGGTCGCCACCGGGGCGGAGACGCCCGCCTCGTTGATGGCCGCGACCTGATACTTCACGTCCCCGATGGGACGGCCGGCGCCGACGCCGAACTTCGAGGTCGTGTCCACGTTTGGCGCGGGCTGCGCCACGATGATCGGAGACACGGGACGCCGACTCGCGTCGGGACCCTCACCCAGAGGGGACGCCTTCGGAGACTCCTCGATCACCAGCGGGTGCTTGATGATGTTGACGTTCTCGCCCTCGTTGTTGTGGTCGAAGCCCATCTCCGAGAGGCGGTAGTTGGGGTGGAACCGGTCACCGAGCATCGAGCGCATGCGGCCGGCGTAGAGCTGGCGCAACGTCTTGTGCATCCGCGGGGAGCAGAAGAGGTCGGTCGGGTGACCCCAATTCGGCTTCTCGCAGGCGATCTCCATCGCCTCGTCGATCAGGGCCTCGGTCGGGGTCTGTCCGGCGGCGTCGAGCACCAGTCCCTCACGCTCCATGATCGGCTTGAGGCCGTCGAACGCGTAGGGGTTGATCGAGTTGTCGCCGTAGAACATCGCGAACTCGGCTGCTTCGAGCAGTTCGAGCGAGCCGTCCGCATTCTGCTTTTTTACGGCTCCGCCAGGAACGATGTTCTTGACGAGGCGCGCCTGGATCGGGAGTCGGCGGACCGACCCCAGGTAGCGCATCTTGAGTTGCTCCAGCGAGAACGTGCTGTCCGACTCGGGCGGCAATCCGCCCTCCCGGTGGAACAGGAACCGCCGTCCGGCCGAGCCGGGCGAGTGGTGCCGCACGAACTGGTGGACGGTGCTCCACGCCTTGCCCTTGGAGACCTTGTTGAAGCCCAGGATGTGCTTCGAGTTGAACGCCGTGTTGTGCAACACGTCGTCCAGGTCCTGGGGCACGGTCGCCATGAGCTTGCCCGGGGTGAGGTCACCCGGGGCCGCGGGGAACACGTCCCCGACTGACATCGCCTTCAGGAGGTCGCCGACCCCCTGAAAACCGAGCAGTTCCGCGAGGACTCCCCCCACGTCACCGCCGCCGGCGAAGGCTCCGTCTCCGATTCCGTCGAACATGATGTTCGCTCCTTTTCGTTCGCGCCCGTGGGCGGTGATCTGTTCGCTTGCTGACTAGCCGTTCGCGGCGAGCAACTTTCGTGCGGGGTTGAGGTCCATGTGCGTCAACGCGTCGAGCGCGTTGTTGATCTTGCCCAACATCGGCCGTTCGCTCGGGTCGAGGCCCTCGCGCCGATCGCGGAGCGACTTGCGCAACTCCTGCGCCTCCTCGCCCACGGACCGGCCGCTCGGACCGGGCTGCGGGACGGGCTCGTCGGAGGGGCCGGCGAAGCTCTTGGCGAGGGCCGCGGCCTGGACCGTGTCGGTCGCGCCGACCGTGCCGGCGCCGAGGCCCGAGAGGGTCTCCTTCAGCGCGTCGATCGACTTCGACAGGCGGTCGTTGGAGTCGGTGACCGACTTCAGCAAGTCACCCTGCGCGCCGAAGCCCTGGGCGACAGCCTCGGCCGCCTGGGCGGCCCAGGCTGCGACGTCGCCGTTGCGCTCCAACGCGGACTCGATGCCCGACGCGAGGGACTTCACGAAGTCGCCGGCGTCGACCGCGGCCGCGGCCTCGACCTCGGGGCGGCCGCTGATGTCGTTGCGGATGTCGTCGACGGTCGCCGCGGGCGCGTTCTCGACGTCGCTGAACGGCTCGATGTCGTCGAGGGCCTTCTCCAGAGCCTCAAGGTCGAACATCTCGCCCTGGCTGGACTTGCCGAGGGGCATGTCCGGTTGGGCGCCGTTGCCGTCACCCATGCTGTTGAGCGCGTCGGCCGCGTCGTCGTCGCCGTCGTCACGCATCTTGCGCAACGCGTCGAGCGCCTCGGCGTCGCCGCCCTTTGCCATCTTCGTCAGGTACGGAAGCGCGGACATCGAATCCTCCTAAGCCTGCGCCTGCAGAAGCAGCGCGCGGAGCTGGTGAATGTTCAGGTCGGGACGGCGGCGCAGCGCGTGCATCGCGGCTTGAGCCTTCGTCAGGGTCCGGTTACCGGGGCGTGCGCCCGCGGCGTCGCGTGCTGCCCCGGTGTCCCAGGTCTTGCGGAACGTGTCCCAGTCGAACGGCGCTCCGTTGAAGAACTGGACGTGGTCCTCGTTGTCGCCTTCGAGGTCGAAGGGCACCACGGGGGCCAGAGACGCGACGGTCGCACCGGGAGTCGCGAGCCCGTAGCCGACCGTCATGGCCTTCTGCAGGGTGTCGAGCGACTTGTGGAGCAGTTCCATCTTCGTCTGGGTGTTCACCGGGCAGCGGGTCAGGGCGAGCTGCGAGACGATGGACCGGGCCACCCGCTTCCCGCGCGGACCGGACCGCTGAAGGATCTTGCCCTCGACGCTGAAGCCGTAGCCGCGCCCCAGGCGCCGCATCGATCGCGCGTTCGCGGCGATCTTCCGGTTCTGCGGGGTGTCGAAGAGGACGCCCTCGACGGCCGTGGCGCGGACCTTGTCGATGGTCACCGGCTCGGCCTTCGTGATGAGGCCCAGCTCGTCACCGGTCGTCTTGCTGTGGTTGTCGTTGAGCCAGCCGCGCGCCAGGAGGGGGGCGTAGTCCATGCCGCCCTGGTCGACCGTGTCGCCTTGGAGGTCCTCGTGCTCGGTCGACATAATCCCGCGGAAGCGCAGACGTTGCCCATCGGGCGCGTCAGCCTTCTCGATGATCTCGACCGGCATCCAATCGTGGATGACTTCGAGGGCGGGGACCGGTTGGCTCACAAAACTCCAGGGCCAAAACGCAGAAAAGGCGCCGCGGGGTTTCCCCCAGGGCGCCTCTCATATAGGCCACGGTTGGTGTCGCTATCGCGTCTGTGCGGCCAAGGCTACGGCCGGAGCCGCTCGCCTGTCAATCCGGTTTGCCCTCCTCGGTGAGGCGGGAAGGTGAAAAGGTTCATGGGGTCGCTCCAAAGACCAGGGTGAGATCGACGCCGATCGCCGTCAGGCTGCCGGCGCCGGTGAAGGGCTTGCGGGTGTCGAGGATCACCTCTGTGCGCCCGTCCTCAAGCTCGGTGCGAGATGTGACCCGCACCGAGTACCGGCCGGGCCAGTCGGCCGTGTAGTCCTGGGCGTACCCCAGGCACGCGGCCATCAGCGTTTCGTCGGTCAACTTCACGCCGCCGCCTCCTTCCAGTGGGGTCGCACTTCCAGGGCAAAGCTCACGCCGTCCGTGTCCTCGGCCAACTCCGCTGCCCACCCGGGCGAGCAGCTCATGTGCCGCCCGGTCGAGGTGGCGCACGTCCCCTCGGCGTTGACCACCGGCCGGCTGAAGTTGCCGCGCAGCTCGGGCAGGCCCCAACCGCGAGCGACCAGTATGGTCGGGCTGTAGTACGTCATGATCCCGCGCACGCGGCGTCCGCCTTTGGGGATGTAGTCGTAGCCAGAGACCGCACCAGGGCGCCAACCCATGTCGTCCGGGCGCCGGTCGACCGCACTGTGACGGCCCTCGATCTTTTTCCACCCGAACCCGCCTCCGCCGGTCGTGTAGATCGTGACCTTCTCGCCGGGCACCAATTCCGCCCCGCTCGTCTTCTCGTTGTCGTACTCGCGCATTGCTAGCTCCTCATGTTCCACCAGACGGCACCGCCGCTGGTCTGTTGGACTTTGTAGCGGCGGACGTCTGCGAAGGAGTCCCAGTCCCCCACCGTGATGATCACGCCCTCTCGCGGGGCGTCGTCGGTGACGTACTCGTCGACCGCGTGCGTCGCCGGCTTCTCCTCGTGCTCGATGCACTCCAGAACGGCGATGCGCCGGCCGGCGGCGTACCGCTGGTAGACGTCCCCGTCTGACCAGACCTCGACGTCCGCCGTCGTGAACGTCTCCCAGGCCCCAGCGCAGGTGAGCACGTTGAAGCGGCGGATGAGCGCGCCCGGGTCCGCGAGCGCCTCGGCGGTCTCGAACCCGTGGATCGGCTCCAGGTGATTGACCAGTTTCATCGTCATCGTAGGTACTCCGCCAGCTTGCCGCCCAGGGCGTCACGGGCATCGAATTCGTAGTAGGACTCGCCCTCGACCCATCCGCGGCCGCTGCAGGTGTTGCAGCTCTCGTCCGGGTCGGCGATGTCGCCGTCTTCGTCGGTCGCGGTCGGCGCGACGCCGGCCCCCTCACACTCCCAGCATTCAGGCGTGTCCTCGGGCTTGGTCTCGCTGACGTTGCCGCAGTCCTCGAAGACATAGACCGTGCTCGGGGCGTCAGCGAACCAGTCGCTCAACTCGTCGCAGGCCGACGAGAAGCCGGGGTAGCGCGTCTCGGGGTTCGGGTCGTCCTCGGCGTCCTCGGCCGGGTGCGGCCCGTGCCAGAGGTCGAACGTGGCCTGCGAGAGCAGGGCTCGAACGCGCCGCGGCGAGTCCTTCAGCAGGTACACCCGCGCGGCGGTTAGAATTTCGTCGTGGTTGCTCATTCCCAGTCCTCGCCGTGGTCGGCGATCCCTTCTTCGTTAAATGCGTTGAACCAAGCGCGGCGCGTCTCGCCGAGCACGTATGGACAGTCCGACCGGTCTCCGCCGGTGTGGTAGGCGTCTCGCCCCTGTTCCTCGGCCAGCTCGCACTCAGCGATGGTGGCCGGTCGTGAGCAGCCGCCAGGGGCGCCGCAACACTCGCAGGGGAACGGTGGCTCAGGCTCGCCTGCGAGCTTGTCCAGGTAGGCCGCCTCCGCGGCCGCGTCGTATCCGTCAGTCATCGGATGACTCCAGCGATGGGGAAGTTGAGCGACGTCTCCGGGCCGTTGTCCTCGGCCGCGCAGTCATCGTGACCGGCGGCCCAGGCCGCCGACTCGTCGGAGCCCGCGGGGTGCGGGTTGTCCGCCGACGACACGTAGGCGTCGTAGGCCGCGTAGCCGGCGTGGTAGGCCGCCGCGAGGTCGGGGTCTCGCGCGTAGTCGTAGTAGGGGGAACGGGACACTAGACACCTCCTATGGTCCGTGGGGAGAGGACCGGGGCACCCAACGGCGCCACCAACTAGACTATGCGCACGCGCATACCGAGTGTCAACCCTCGTTGGTCGTTTTCGGTCGATCCGCCTCGCACAGCTCGCGGCCGCGCGGCGTGAGCCAAGCCACGTACGGGAAGTGGTAGCTGCGCCCCCTGTACTGGACGGTCACGAGGTCCGCGTCCGCGAGCCGGTTGACCACGTCGAGGCGGCGCCCGAAGACTCCGACGATCGCCCCGTCGGAGTCCTCGTCCCACGCTCGCCGGTTGCGGCCGATGCGTCGCAGGGTTTGCGCCTGGGCAGGGGTAAGCTTCACCGCCCGCACCCCGCCAGCTCCCGCAGCCAGTCCAGGGACCGGAACGGGACCACCTGTCCCAGGTTGCGGGCGATGGCCGCGTGCCACTTCACCCCCTGTGAATTTGCTCATCTCAACCCCTCACGTCGAGCCGCTGGTGCTCGGACTTCAGTGCGCGGGTGACCGCGCTGGTGATCGTCGCGCTGGCGGTCGTCCCCCAATCCGACGAGATGCTCAGCCCGTACGCCTTGCGCGCGAGCCATGCGTAGGTCCGTTGCCACTCCCGGTCGTGCATGTGGTGACAGCCAGCGACGTTGTGCGCGACCTCGTGAAGGATGACCGACACGGCCGCGGCCGCGGTGCAGAGGCCGACCGTCATCGTCACCCGATGCCCGTAGGCGTGGCCGGTGGCGTAGGTGTGTCGGTTGGTGCGCCGCCAAGCGCGTTTTCCGTCCGCGCCTGCGAAGTACCCCTCGGGCGTGTCGTCGATCCCGGCCGCTCGCAGGACGCGCCGAATCTCGACGCGCATGTCCAGGCCGCCCACCATCCAGGGGAGCGCCTCGCGGGCCGCCTTCGCCGCCTTCGCCTTTGCCGCTTTCGTCCTGGCGCGCTCGGCGGCGGCCTCACGAGCCGGGCAGGAACGCCGCACGAGCCGACCCGTGCGCATGGAGCACGGGATGCAGTACGTCCGCGTGTCGTCCTTCCTGGCCCGCTGCGGCGCGAGCTTCCCACTCGCGCCGCAGTCGTTCGGGCACGTCCAGGTGGTTCGCTTCGCCTTCATCGTCTCAGTCCGTCACGAAGCAGAGGTCGAAGCCGTAGTAGGGCTCCGTGAACCAGCCGCTGCCGCTGCAGACGTTGCCGGGGATGATCTCCCCCGCGCCCATCGAATCACCGATGGCCCAGTCGTGCGGGCCGCTCTCCCAGCAAACGCGCCAGGAGCCCGCCCCCTTCCAACCTTCCGCCTCGGGCGGCTGGCAGAAGACCTCCCAACCCGGGTTGGCGCCGGTCGCCTTGCACGCGGTGACCACCTTCGCGAAGGCGACGCGGACCGCCTCTTCCAGGCTCTGCGGCGCACGCGCCGTGTCGACGGTGGCCGCCCAGGCGAGCAGCTCGACGCCGTGCGCCGTGTGAGCCGCGTTCGACTCGTCGTAGCTGCGGTCCCGGGTCTCATTGTAGACGAGCCGGCCCGCGGCCCAGAGCTTGCGTAGATCATCCATCGGAGAACTCCTTCCATGTGTCGGTCATCGTGCGCATCCTTCCGTCAGCAGCTTGAGCAGCGCGGCTCGACTCTCCAGTTTGTAGAGCCGGGTGAAGTCGACCCCGTAGCGGTCGGACGCTAGCTTGATGAGCGCGTTCTCCGCGTCGATGACTGCGCTCTCAGCGATGAGAGCTGGGCAGTAGCCGGGCTCCAGGTCGTGACCGTGCTCGGCGTGGGCCGCGTCGCAGGCCGCGTAGTAGGCCGCGCAGTCCTGGTCGGTGAGGAGCAGGTCGCTCGACTTCGTGATGGGCGTGCCATCTCGGGGACTCCCACGGTCGCACTCGTTGTCGACGCGGAAGTCGAAGTCCGCCAGGAGCGGCTCAATGTAGGCGTCGACCGCCTCTCGGGCCTCAGAGGCGAGCAGTCGTGCGGCCAGGACCGCGCCGATCGCCAACAGGGCCTCATCGTCGCGGTAGAAGGCGCGCACGGTGGCAATGGTCAGGTTCACGGTGTCCTCCTTTAGGAACAGTGACAGCAGGGGTCGGGGTGGGCGGCGAGCGTCCGCGGGGAGCACTCGGAGTCGAGCGCCTCGTCGCTGGTCGCGGACGCTCGCACGGAGTCGAGCAGTTGCTCAGGCGTGAGCCCTTCGCCAGCGTTCAAGGTGATTGACTCGACCTGCAGCCAGCCGGTGCCGGCCGGCACCAGGAGCGCGTACTCGCAGTAGCGGTCGTAGTCCGGCGTGATGCTGTCGTTCAGGAGCAGCACCGGACGCGGTAGCTCGGGGTCCTCGATGAGGAAGCCGGAGCACAGGCACCACGTCAGTCGGAGCACCTCGCGGCACGCCTCAAGCGCGTCGGGGTGCGCCTTGATGTCGTGGATTCGGCTTTCGTGGAACATCTCTTTTCCTCCGTGGCCCGTGGGGATTTGGGCCGTGGGCACCGACCGGCGCCGCACCTCTAATATGCGCACGCGCACACTGAATGTCAACCCTCGTTGGTCGTTTTCTTCGTTCGGCGAGTAGATGAGCACGCGCAAGGGGCGCTCAGGAGGCGCCCGTCAAGTGGTCGTAGGCCAGGGTGAGCCGACGCTCCAACCCAGACTCGCCGCTGACATCCGCGTCGGTGATGAGGCCGTCGAGGATGTCGCTCAAGTCGCAGCCGTGGGCGTCCTCGAAGTCGTCGAGGTCGGCGTGGGAGCCGCGCCCGTAGGCGAGGCTGATAGCGCGGTCCGTGTCGTGGGGGTTCGGGCGGGCCATTTTCAGTCTCCAACCGCGTCGGCGTAACAGTCGATGCCGGCGGCATTCAGGGCTTCAGCGACGGCGGTACCGCGCGCCAGTTCACGGCCCGAGCAGTTGTCGTAGCCGATGTAGATCGCGTTTCCGGTCGTCCCGTACGCATCCGCCAGGAACAGCACCCCAGCGCGCTTGCACGCGGCTCGGATGCCGGGGACGTGGCGCCCCAGGACGCAGACGTAGACGCGGCCGCAACCGTAAGGCCGGGCCGCAGGCACCTTGGCCTTGAGGCCGGCGTCAAGCGCGGCGTGGTAGTCAATGTTGGACATTCAAGCACTCCATGAGATGTCTGTTTTTCTAGGCTCGACGCCCCGGGAAAACGGGTGGGAGGACTTGAACCACCCACCTCCGGGCGACACCGGCAATCCCCGTCCGGCCGGGTGTGTGCCGACCTCGCGGTTCCTTCCAGCGCCTACACACCCCGGAGGTCCGCGTGGACCCGCATTCCGGGGGCGTCGAGCTGTTGACTTCACTCCGATCAGCGTGGGGCGTGTGTCACCTCGATATGGTTGACGCCGCAGCCGGCGACGTGGCCGGTGTGCCAGCCGTTGCCGGTACCGAATCGGTCGACCAGGACGCGGAAACCCGCCGCGCAGAGCGCGTCAGCGATGCCCTCTGCGCGGACCCAATCGCCCAGCGCCCGAGCCTTGAACGGCCCCGGGAAGGACCCCGGGCCGGCGACGAGCGCCTCCGCGAAATCGAGCGTCTGATGTTCCATCTCAAGCCTCGATGTAGCCGCCCTCATGGAGGGCGACGGGAAAGCTGGGGAAGTAGAGCGCGGAGAGAGCCACGCAGAGGCGCGGGGCAACAACGCGCCCGTCGTCCAGAACGCAGCGGGCGTCAGCGATGTAGGCCGCGATTTTGGCGGCGTGTCCGCTGGCCTCGGCGACGGCAGGGACCGCGTCAGCGGCGGGAAAGACTTTCATCTTAGGACTCCGGGGACAGTAGCAAGGCACTCGAAGGCTCGCAGGACTCCTCGAAGGCCGGCTCCCGGCCCGCCGCCCCGCTGCAGAGCGCAGCGCTGGCGAGAATCAAGGCGGCAATGAGACGCGTCATGGTGGGGACCTTCTGCGGCCGTGGGGATCTCGAACTTGCGTCCGACGCGCAGCCAGGGCGCGCCGGCCGCCAGCGAGCCGGAAGGCCCGCCAAAGACTGGCCCCGGCTCCCCGGGACAACTAGACAGTAAGCGCGCTCGCCTACCGCGTCAACCCAGTATTGTCACTATCGTGATTCCCCTGTGTTTACAGGGTGTTAGGCATCTCGATGCGCGGCAGATCCAGTCGCGCAGGCGCCGGGAGGTCGGCGAGCTTCGTCTGAGGTCCTGCGATGTCCTCCAGGGACTTCGGGGGGTCGTACAAGCGCGCGGTGAACTCGGGGCTGTTGCGGCGCACCAGGACGGAGGACCGGAGCCGGGAGACCGTCCCTCGCGTGTCCCAGAGCATGCGCTCTGCGAGGTCGATGCGGACCGTCAGGCGCTGGACTTGCTCGATGCAGGCGTTCGTCGCGGGAGCTGCAGCCGACAGGGACGCGGCGGCCTTCTGTGCGTCCACCTGGGCGCTGGCCGCGCTGGCCGTCCCCTGGCTCGCGGCGGACCGGATGCGGACCTCCGCGAAGCTGATGAGCGACACCATGAGCAGGGTCGACGCCCCCGCGAGTTGCTTGCCCACGGTCTAACCCCTGAGTGTCATCGCCGGCGCCGCTGGTAGCGGCCGGTGCCGGTGCCCGAGGGTCACCGGAAGCTTCGTGTCCTTCTTGCACCGCGGGCATGGAGCCGTCGCCTCGCCCGCGGCGTTGAACGCGATCAGCCGGAGGCGCAGCTTCACCTTCCCGCCGTCGGGCCTCGCCAGGACGGAGCCGCAATGCGAACAGCGCACCGGGGAGACGTCGGCCATCAGTCCCTGAACGACGCGATGGCGTGGTTCTCACCGTCGGACCGCGCGACGTGCAGGATCCCCGTGTCGGGTTGCTTCCCCTTGCCCTGCTTCGTGTCGGTCGTGGACTTGCGCCCGCCCTTGCGGCCCGCCTTCAGTCCGAGCTGCACGGTCCCCTTCGCGCCCTTCATGGCGTCGCTCAGGAACTTGTGTTGGACGTCCATCGCGAAGTCGGGTCCCTCGTGCTCACCCAGGGGCACGCTGACCTTCTGGCCCGCGTGCGTCGGGTGGTCGGCGTTGCCTGTGACGTGCATCGTCATCGCGCCGTCTTTGCTCTCCAGGGACACGCGGTGTTCCGCGCCTTTGGCGAGGAACTTCGATCCGTCCAGGGCTGTCCTCAGTTGCGACGCGTCAAGGCTCGCCTTGTGCGGGTAGGTGGCCGGATCGACGAAATCGTGAACGGCGCTGGTGAGCGGGTCGTGAAAGAACGACTTGTCCCCGTCCTTCGTGATGTCGGACCGCTCGCCCTGCTTCGCGCCGCCGTGGCGGTCGTACAGTGCGGACGGGTTGTGGCTCGCGTAGTGGCCGTCGTCGTGGCCCGCGACGGGGATACTCGCCGCGCGCTTGCCGTCGGTCGAGACCGCCCGGCCGTCCTTCACCAGATACTGGCTCATGCCTGGGCGATACTCCGACGGGGACGCAGCGAACGACGAGGCCCGCTTCGAGCCCTTGGCCTTCGCGTGGGCCTCGTCGCTTGTGGAGTGCGTGACCTTCTCGGGTTGGTGGCTCCCGAGGCTGGCGATCTTGTCCAGGCCCTTCTTCGCGGCCGCATTGGAGTTAGCGGTCTTCTTCGCCTCGCGGGCCTGCCGCATGCCCTCTTCGAGCGTTCCGTCCTTCTGGTGAGCCCCGAGCGCGGCCGCGTGGGGGCCGAGCTGTTCCGCGGCCCTCCTCGCGTCGTCGTGAATGCCGCCCTCGCCCGCGGCGTGGTGCAACATCATCGCGGCGGTCTTCGCCTCGGCCGCGCTGCGGAAGTTCTTCCCGATGACGAGGCCGCTTGCCTCATGGCCGATCAAAAAAGCCCCCTGTTCCTTGAAGACGTTCATGCCGTGGCCGACCTCGCCCTGGGTGTCGCTGTTTGAGCCGTCTTTGTTCGTCCGGTTGACGCCGCCCTTGGTCCAATCTCCGGTCCCGCGGAGCTGGGCGATGTGCTCGGCCTTCATATCCCCGACGCTTGTTGGCATCTCGCCGGGTGCGGCCTCGGGCTTCGCTGCAGGAGCTGCCGCCTTTGGCTCGGGCTCGGGCTTCGCCAGTCGCCGGCTCCTCTCGCTCGCCTTGTCGGCCCGCGCGCTCTCCGTCGCCGCCGTCGTGCTCCTGGCCGGGGCGCCTCGACCGGGCTGACCCATCGCGTGCGCCTTCCAGCTTTCGCTGGCGCCGCGGTGGTGATGCGCTGCCGTGTCGTGAGCCCCCTCCGCGTCCTTGTGGGCGGTGGCGGCGTTGAATCCGAGTTCCTTCTTTGCGGCATCCCTGTGGAAGCTCGCCGCCTTCTCGTGCCGCTCGACCTCGGCGTTGTGGCCCTCGGCCTTGCCGGTCGACTCCTGGCGTCGAGTCTCGTCGTGCTCGGCGTCCACCTTCGCCGTGATCGCGTCCATCGCGGCCTTGTCGACGCCGGCCCGGCCGCGACTCTTCGGGTAGCTGCCGGAGCCTTCCTTGTACTTCCGGTATTGGGCCTCCCACTTGGCGTGCGCGGGGCTCTGGCCGGCGTCGTCGTCCCCGAACGTGCCCTTCTTGCCCTTGCCTGGGCCGGTCTCCCGCTCCTTCTTCTCGTCGGCGTCCGGCTTCAGCGCGCGGGCCTGGGCATCCGAGATTGCCTTCGTCGCCGCGTCGGCCATCGCCCGGTGGTACCCGCCGCTCTTGCGCGCCAGGACGTGCGCCTTGCCCGCTGCGACGTGCGCATCGCGGAGGTCGTGATCCCCGGCCGCGTCTGCCGCCTTCGCAGCTTTGAGGTGCTTGTTGCCCTCCTGGCCGTGGTGGTTCGAGGCCGCCTCGCGGGTCGCATTGTCCTCGCGCTTCCCCTGGCCGAACTCGGTTTTGTCCGTTGCGACGGCCGCGGTCGACTCGTCACCGGACTTCTGCTTTGCGGCCGCGACTGCAACCTTGGCGTCCGCCTTGCCGGCCGCCCGGCCCTTCGCCTTCGCGGCGCGCTCCGCGCTACTGGTTCCGATGTCCGAGACATTGTCAGCGAACTCGTCCGCGGACATCCCCTTCCCGGGCTTCTTCTCGTCCCCGAACGTCCCCTTTTTGCCCCGGCCCGGCCCGGTCTCGCGCTCCTTCTTCTCGTCGGCCTTCGCGTCGTGGGCGCCGGCCTGCTCGCTGTGACCGTCTGCGATACGTGACCGCGAATCGGCCGAGTCGCTCAGTCTCTCGTGCGCGGCGGCGGCCCCTCGGTGCTGCGTCGCTGCCACCTGATGGATCCCGCGCGACTCGACGCCCCGGTCGAGGTCGTCGGCGGCTGTCTGGTGCTCCTTCGCCTTCGCCTCATGGCGCGCGCTCTCCTTCGTGGCGTGCGCGTCCTCGGCCGCGGCCTTGGCCGCCAGGGGGGATTTAGGCTTGGCTTCGGGCTTGGCGTGCCCGATCGGGCCGAGCGCCCCGACGATCTTCGAGACGTCGAGCGTGCGGCGCAGGACGGCGCGGGCCGTCTTCTGCTCGCCGTCGGTCATCTTGTGATCGCCGGCCGTCGTTTCCAACTGCCGACGGACCATCTCGTCAACGAACGCGTGTGCGACGTCGCTCGGGCTCGCGTCCTTCTTCGCCGTGAAACTGATTGCACCGTCCTTCGAGCGGTAGACGGCGTGGTCGCCAACCTCTCGCTCCCGGTCGAACCCCTTGGCGGCGATCCCCTGGATGCGGGCCGCGCCCTCGTTCATCACCTTGGCGACCTCGCGGACCTTCCCCTTCGACGCATCGTCGGCTTCGAGCGCGTCGGCGTGCTTCGCTTCGGCGGCGTCCTCGTGTTGGCCGGCCGCGTCGAGGTGCGCGTTGTAGTCCTTCTGGTGCTTGTCGTAGTCCTCGCCTTCGAGCCCCGACTTCTCGTCGGACTCTCGGGCGGCCTTGTCGTGGTGGGCCGCGGCGTCGTCGTGATCGCTGGCCGACCAGTCCTTCGTCGCCTCCCCCACCTTGTCCTTGTCGTGGTCGCCGTGCTCGTTGGTATGCGCGGGAATGCCCTTCCCGCTCCGCGTCTTCGCCGCGGCCTTGGCCTCCCTGTCGGCGGCATCACGCCCGGACTTGTCGCCCCAGACCGCGGCGACTTGCTCCTTCTTCCGGGCGGCCGCCTCTTTGTCTTTGTCGCCCTTGCCGCCGCCCTCGGCCTCGCCGCCAGCGCCAGCGCCGGCCTTGGCCTTGGCCTTGCCAGCGTCGGTCAAGTGCTCCGTGTGGCCGTACTTGCCGGCCTCCGCCTGCAGTCGGGCCTTCTGCTTGTCGGAGCCGTGCTTCGCAACGTCCTTCAGGTCCTGGGCGATCTTCTTCGTGTGGCCGTCGAGCGCGTCGGCGTGCTCCCGGTGGAGCATCTCCTTCAGGGCGTCGGGGTGGAGGTGCTCCTCGTGCCCGCTCTCGTCGTGCTTGATCTTGAGCTTGCCGTCGTCGGTCTTCCCGGTGACCTCGAAGTGACCGGCCTTCCCGCCGTGCGCGAGCTTGAACTTCGCGCCCTCGTGGAACTCGTCGTGATGCCCGAGCCCAGCTCCGCCGGAGACGCTGTAGAAGTAGCGCCAACGGCTACCCGTCCAGACCTTGCGCATGTACTTGTGGCCGGCGCCCTTCTCCAGGCGCAGTTCGAGACTGTTCGAAAGCAGCACCCCGATCAGGGTCGGCAACTCGACCATGCGGACCGGGCCGCCGTCGAAGCCCTTCGCCATATCGTTCGTGTGGAGCGTGAAAACCACGCCCTGGCGACCATCTAGTGCGGTTCCCCAACTCAACATCTGTCATCTCCGAAGTGACGGCCCCAGGTGAACGGGTGCGCGTGTTGGTCCCCATGATCGTCGACCACGGGGTCGACGTCCACGTCGGGGACCTCGGACTTCTTCAGCGGGGGCAACACCTGCCCCTCCTCACTGACCCTCCACCCGGCCGGAACGTAGACAAGCTCGCAACGGCAATGGGGGTGCGCCGGCGGAATGCAGGCGACCCGGGCGGCCGCCTTGCGCTGGAAGTTCACCGTCGACGGGGGCAATAGGCCCGCGCGCCAGACGATAGGCCCGTCGGGGCCGGTGTAGAGCCTGTGGCAGACGGGACAAGCACCGGGGGCCGGCACCACCGCGCAGTCGACCTCGTCACCGTAGCGGTCGAGCAAGCCGGCCGCGACGCCACCCTGGATGGCCGCGTGGGTCTCCGTGATGACTATCCGGTTGATGTCGCGCGCGTAGTCGCCCTCCAGGGCCTGAGCGATACGTTGGCGAAGCTCGCCAGCGTCGAAGCCCTCCTCCGCCTGTTGCGCGACCGCCTCCGAGACCCTCGCCCGGTACCGCTGGGCGCGCTCGTCGTCGTTGACGATCGCGATCGTCGTGAGGTCGTCCGCCACCCGGTTCCCCAGGCCGACGATCTGTTGCCCGCCGCGAAGGCGAGCGACGGCCGCTTGCCGGTCGCGCATCGTGGTCGGGGCGAGTCGGCGTGCGCGGGACCGCGCTTCAGCCAGGGTGAGCGTGCGCCCCCTGCCAGGGTCGGCCGCGATGACCGCGCCGAGCAAGTGTGCATCACCGAGCCCGGTCCGCAGACCGTCGCGGCGGCCGCGCGCGACGTCGGCGTCCGTGAGGATCCCGGCCTGCCGGAGCTGGGCGAGTTGGCTCGCGCTCAGGACCCCGGGACCGAACAGCTCGACCGCGAGTGCCGCGTGCTCCGATGAGACGATGTCGCGCAGACGGTGGAGCCGGTCCGCGGTGATCCACGCCCTCGCGGCGGCCTTCACCAGGGCGTCGCCTTCGGGCTTGAACATGGGTTCCGCGGCGAGCCGGTCGAGTAGCAACCCGTAGCGGCGCCTGACGGCCTCTGTGACCTCGTGTTCGAGTTCGTGGCCCAGCGGCCAGGGCCAGGGCTCGCCCGTCCCGCCGTGGGGTGCCAGGGCGTCGCTGACGGCCTTGACGAACTCCGGGTCGGCGTCCGCCTTCGCCAGGATGGCGGGGACCCACTCGCCGATCCTCGCTGTCAGTTCGCCCGGCTCAGCGTCGACATCGACGCGCACCGGGGCTACTCCGTGCCGAGCGCGTGAACGCTGACCGTTGCAGCCGCGGCGCCGGCGTTGTGCAGCCAGACGCCGGCAACAGGCACTGTCAACAGCGCGATCGCCGGAAGCCCGGTGCCGAGCGGCGTCAGCGCCCAGGCTTCACCGTCGACGGCGCTGGTCCTCAGATTGATGACGAGGTCGCTCTCGACCAAGATGAACTTCGGTGAGCCCATGCTCCCGAGGTTCACCTGGACCGTCTCACCCGCGGCGACTTCGAGCTGAGGGTGAGACGACGAACGGGTCAGGACGCTGACGGTCTGCTTCAACAGGCGCGCCACCGTGGCGCCGCGTTCGGCGGCCGCAGTCGTGGCCGTGCCGTACTGCTGCGCGAACACAGCGAAGTCGACGGCAAACGATGCGGTGAGCGCCACGGGGGCCTCCTCCGAGAGGGTCTAGCGGAGGATGGTCAGGAGGACGGTCAGGCCCTTGCCGGAGTCGGCGGCGGTCTCGACGTCCTTGACCTCGACCTGGATCAGGTCGCCGGACTGGACGGCAATCGCCGCCTCTGTCGCGTCGTAGCGCGCGTGGTCGGTGTCGAGCACGGCCACGGGTGCCACGGTCACGGCGTCGGCGTTGGCGATGGTCATATCGGCCGCCTGGATCGTGGTCCCGTTCAGGATGACGCGGGCGTCGAGCTTGGCGCCCGTGTCACCGGCCACCGCTCGCGTCATCTCGACCCGCTTGATGAAGCCCGAATACGGCACCTTGAGGTAGCCGTAGATGGTCTCGTCGACGGGGACGTCGATGTCGAACTGCTCGGTGTGCCAGTTCTTGTCGCCGAGGCCAGGGCCGCCGCCGGCGAAGAGGTCGGAGGGCGATGCGTCGCGTCCGTGCTTCATGTTGAGTCTCTCCCGGTCGGGGTCAGAGTTCCAAAGTGGCTCGGACTCTATCACGAGCCGAGCCGGACTTGATCATGCTCGCATCGTACAGGCCCTCGGCCTGCTCACCACCATCATCCCCACCACCGCCGCCGCTGTCACCCCCCTCGTCGTCAACGCCGCCCATCAGACGGTCCTCGGCGGCCTTGTCGTCGCCGTCCTCGGGTGCGCCCTCGCCCCCCCCGCCTTCCTCGCCGCCCTCCTCGCCGCCGCCGCCCTCTTCCATGCCGTCCATGCTCTGCGTCGCCTGCTGCCACGTCTGGTTGAGGATCACCTTGCCGGGGTTCTTCTGCATATCCTCGGGCACGGCTTCGAGCGGCCCGTCGCCCATCATGGCGCGGACCTCGTCGATGTAATGCGTCTTCTCAGCGAGGTCCATGTACCGCTTGTGCTCCGCGTCGGCGCTCTCCATGTCGATCCCGGTCGCGAAGATTTCGACGTCCGGGTTCATGGGCCAGATCACGTAGTGGTTCAGCCACTTGAACAGCGCGCGGACCCTCGGGCGGAGCCAGCGCGCGCGGCTCTGGGTGATCTTCTCGTCGACGCTGGCGCTCCCCATCGCGCTTGACTGGCCCGTGTTGCCGAACACGAAGTGAATCTCAGCCGGATCAACGCCGGCGATCGCGCATAGGAGCTTCGTGAGGAAGTTCATCCACTCGTTGAACTCCATATCGCGGTTGTTCTGGCCCAGGCTCAACCAGCTCGCTTTGCCGCCCCAGGCGATCGGCACCTTGTGCGCGTTGCCCACCCCAGTGATGAGCGCGTGAAAGTACCGCTCGAACCGGCGTTGTTGGCCGCGCGGCGGCTCCTCGTCGAAGTGCAAGATGCCCTTCACGTTGGCGCCCTGCTTGAAGTAGTTCCGGTTGTACGCGTAGCCGTAGAGCCACGCCGTCAACACGTCCGTGAGCTTCTCCAGGTCGGACCAACCGTAGCCGGCGTTCTCGATGTCGGGGTGCGGGTTGAGCACGCCGAACATGAGTTGCTGCGGCGCGAACTTGGCGAGCACCTCGTCGTGGCGGTCGACCTGGACGTACCGGTGGGTCTTGAGGTCGGAGCCCTTCAACGGGGTGCCGTCGGTCGGCGGCATCGCGAGGCGGATCGTGTGGCCCGGGATCCAGTGCAGGCGGTGCGGTACGAACTTCTGAGTCATCGCGCCGGGTTGCCAACCGAGCTTCGGTTCAACCTGCATGCAGAATTGGTCGAAGCGGAGGGAGTCGGGCATGCAATGCCGGACGAGCCCCTCGAAGTCGGTCCTCGTCGTCAGCTCCCCGATGTCGTTCAGGTGGCCGCAATGCTGCATGAAGCGCGACGACCGGTGGAGTTCCTTCGCCTCAGCCTTCGACGGCGTGTAGCGGGCGCCCTTGTCCCGCATGCGGACGCCGAACCCCGGAAGCCGCGGGTTGTCCTGCGGGTTGCAGAACTCCGCGATGCCGTCTTTCTGGACGTTGTGGAGCGCGACCACCGGGGGGGCTGCAGCGACGCGGCGTAGTGTGTCCCAGGTCTGGCCGCTCGGGCGCTCTGCGAAGTCACCCTTGCCGTACCCGCCGCGGTTCTTCAGTTCGAAGTCGGGGTCGGTGACGATGCCCGCGCGGCCCTTGCCGCGCTCCTGGGTGACCGCTGTCTCTGTCTCCGTGAGGCCGCGCCGGGCGCGCCGGGCCTTCACGAGGCCGTCGGCGGCGCCCTCGATGGCGTCTCCCGCCAGCTCGAACATGTCGGTAAAGACGCTCAACGCTCACCCCCTAGCAACGCCTTTGTCATGTGCTCGCCCATCGACGCCAGGAGCGCCTTGACCTTTGGGGCGATCTTCTTGTTGAACTCGTGCGGATCGAAGTAGGCCGACGACCTCTCTAACACGGGCTCGCCGCTGTAGTGCGGGTGCGTCAGGGTCGTGTTGACCTCGCCTCGCGCCGCGCCGGCCTCGTAGAGGTACTGCTCGACGGCGCGCGCCGTCATCTCCGTCCCCGACTCCCAGTAGCGCCTCGACGCCGCGTCTTTGCGGCCGAACAGCTCGTCGATGATGCCCCGGTTTCCTCGGTTGTCTTCTTTGTCCATCTCCTCGAACCGCTGGTAGGCACCGGTGCTCTGGATGGCCTCCTGCAGATCGATGACCTCGCGGCCGCCGGGGAGCTTGCGCAGCTTGGCGAGCATCCCGTCTGCGAGGCTCGCTATCTCGGCGCTACCGTCGCCGTGGTACGCTGGCTTGTCGGCCTTCGCCCGCCAGTGAAGGATGCGAGCGACGATTGTCGACAGGTACTTCCCGCCGCCCGCGAACCCGGCGTCTTGAGCCTCCGACACGAGCCCTCCGACGTGCTTCGCGCGACGGAGCATCCCAAGGATCGCCTTCGGCATCCCCGGGTCGTGCTTCTCCTTCGCCCAGGACTCCCGGTTCTCTGGCTCGAAGAAGAACGGGTCGTTCGCGTGCGCCCACTCGAACCCCGCGCTTGCCAGCGCGTCGTGAACGGCATCTTGCCCGCCAGGGCGGATGGTGAGCCGGTTCTCGATGTAGTGCGCCAACTCGTGCCCGAGGGACTTGTCCGCCCTGAGTCCGAGCGCGATGTGCGGCTTCACGCGGACGGCGTTCTCGTTGTGGTAGTCGCGGTTCTTCGGCTCGACGTCGACGTTGACGAGCTTGTCGGCACCCAACTCGGCGGCCGTGTGCGTCCCGTTGTAGTGCGCCGCGGCCCCGGTGCCCACGAAGCGGTCGCTGATGACAATGGGTAGGCCGGAGAGGTCGATAGGCCCGGTCGACTTCTCCATATCCTCCAGGGCCGTCCAGACGCTGCGCAGCGCGTCGGCCCGCATCTCGGTGGACATCTCCGACGCCATCCGCACCTCTGCCGCGGCGGCCTTGTCGGCGTTGGTCGCCCACTCGGCCGCGCCCTCGCCCATGCCGTGGATGCCCCACGCCGCCTTCTCCAGGGACTTGAACCGCTTCTCCATGGATTTGGGCGTCGGTCCTCTCGGTGGTGAGTTGAACGTGTCGAAGACGGCGTCCTCGATGTGGACGGAGGCGCCGAACCGCTCGCGGAACGCGCGTTGGACCATCGAGTTCGACGGGTGGAGTTGGGAGAATCGGTGGTCAGGTACGCGCGACTCCCAGTTCTCGGTGTGGACGCGACGGTCGGCGCTCACGAGGACGTGGCCGAACTCCTGGTGAGCGCCGGTGAGCGAGCCGCTCGCGATGCGCACGGCCTGGATGTCGCTCTCGATGGCGGCGTCCAGGGTCGGCGTCGCGCGGCCCGACGTCGAGGTCAGGTCGCTGCGCCCCAGGCGCTCCATCTCCCTGTCGGCCGACTTCAGACGCCCCTGTGCGGTCGCGATGGCGTGGTCGAGGACGTCGTGGGCGAGGCGCACGCGACGTCCAGGACCGCTCTTGGCGCTGGACGTGAAAGCCAGGATGTCCTCGAACGCCTTGACCCCGCGCTTCGTGCGGATCTGGCCGAGGATGTCGCGCAGGGCCTCCATGCCCCCGCGGTTCCCGTGGCCCTTGATGTAGTTGCGCCGGGCCTCGTGCCTGAGCGTGTCGAGGTAGAGAGCGACGTTCCCCTTCAGGTCCTCTTTGCGGTCGATCGCCAGCTCACCCTTGGCGTGCTCGAACGCGAAGAGGGCGCGCATGGCGTAGGCGCTGACGTCGTAGTAGCGCCCCGTCCGGTTGAGGCTGGGGTCGCCCGCGGCGATGGCCTGGAGCCGCTCGACGAAGGCTTTCGACGAACCGATACCCAGGGCCTCGGCTCGCTTCGAGAGGCGCGTCGCGGTCGCGAAGTCGTGCCCGTAGAACTCCAGGGCCTTGAGCGCCAGCCGCGCGGCCCGGCGGGCGTTGTCGTCGGGCTTCCATGCTTCGGTGTCGGCGGGTCCGAGCTGGCCGCGGGGGTTGTCGATGTACTTCTCGCAGAGGCGGAAGGCGGCCTTCAGGTGCTCGTGCTCCCGGTGGCCCTTTGGGCGCCACTTCGGCTCTTTCGCCGGCGGCGCGATGAATAGCAGCCGCTGCATCTCTGGGAACTGCCGGAACCGCTCGCGGACGCGCTCCGCGGCGCGCTCTCGTTGGCGCGTCGAGCCGTATAGCGACGCTGCGACGTGCTCCTCGTGCGCGCGCTGGCCGACGTCGCGGATGCTCTCCCGGTGATGCTCGCGTAGGGCCTCCGAGAATTGCTCGCGGGTCGTCGTCCGCTCGGCCCCGGACTCGTCGTGACGAACCCGGATCTTCCCGTCCTTGGTCTCGCCGATGACCTCCCAGTGCCCCGCGACCGGGTTCTCTGGGTTGGACGAGTAGGTCAGCGGCATTCGGAACTTGGCGCCGACGTGCATTTCGTCGTGGTGGCCGAGCCCAGCTCCGCCGGTGACCTTGTAGAAGTAGACCCACCGGCCGTTCCTGCGGACGCGTCGGATGTACTTGTGCGCCTTGCCTTTGGTGAGGTCGCCCTCCTGGGCATCCCAGAGCGCCCGGCCGAGGTCGGCCGGCAACGGGATCGCCTTGCGCAGCTCTTGGCCGCCGCCGATCTTGCGGCCGCGGTTGCGGGGGTCCCTGAGCCACGCGCGCAGCTCGCCGACCGCGAGCTTGCGGACGCCGTCGACCCAGCCGGTCCCGTCGTAGTGCGCGCGGTACATCGCCAGGGCCTCGGCCCTGGTCGAGAACCCGAGCATCACCTTGCACTCGTCGTAGGTGTCGGTGCGGCGGTCTCGGGCGTGGACGACGTAGGCGAACGGGGCGTAGCGGCGTGGCCCGATGAAACAGTCGACCGGGTCGCCGTCCGTCCCGCGGGTCCCGACGAACTCGCCGTAGTGGACCCGCATCTTGGTCTTCCACGGCGTCCCGTCGTCCGACACACCGCGGCGGAAGTCGCCGGCGGCGTTCTCGACCCGAACGGACAGACCTTGGAAGTCGACGGTGCCCTGGTAGGGCCAACGCTTGCGGTTGCGCCCTGGCGGCGGACCCATCGGATGCTGGCGAAGCCTCGCCACGTTTGCGACGTGCGCTGCTGATGCACCGATGCCCGCCAACGACTTGCGCAAGCGGGCTCGGTTGGCTCGGTCGGGGTTCACGCGGCCGAGTCTAGCACCGCGCGGCGGGACGGTCTCAGCCGTTCTTGCGCCGGGCCTCCGATGCGAACCGCTCCTTCACATTCGCCAGGAGTTGCACCTTCAACTCCGTGGCCTTCGCCGCCGTGATGCGAATGCAGTCCTGCTCGACCATGTGGGCCGGCACACTGGACGGGTTTAGCGCGCCGGTCTGTCCGTGGAACGTGTAGACCGTTCGGTCCTTGACGGCGACAGGCTCGCCGTTGAGGCGCATGTAGAACTCAAACTCTTCAGCCATCGTGTGGCTCCTCTCCTCTGTTGCACCCTAAAGGTAAGCACGGACGCCCACCTGCCAACCCTTGCTGGCGGCCGAGTAGCATCGCGCGGACGGAACGGTCACTCGTCGACGGGGTCGTCGCCGAGGTGGTCGTCCTCTGCTTCCCGGTGGTTTGGAACGAACGCCTCGCGTTCGTACGTCTTCGGCTCGTCTGGATCGTAGTCCAGCGCGGGCTTCCCCGCCTCGCCGAACTTGTTGGCGCGCGCGATCATCTCAGATAGCGGTATGCCGGCGTGCTTCTTAGCCATGTGGCCCTCCTCCTCTGCGACGCTTGAGGTCGCACTACCAATGTAGGCGAGGCCGCCTACAGAGTCAAGCGCCTCGTGTGTTCCAGCCATGGGCTCGGGTTGATGCGTCGTCGGCCTTGTAGGTCAACGCCTGCGCGTCCCCGCGGCCGTCGCGGTGGGCCTGCGCTGCCGACCGGTGGGCCTTCGCCGCCGCCTTGTGCGCGTCGGGCGGAACGGTGTTCCCCTGGGCGTCCGCGTGACGCTGCCCGGTGGCGTGCTCGTGCCCGGCGGCCACGCGATCGTGGCCCGCGGCCGCCTGCTCGTGTGCCTCGGCTGGATCTGGCTTTGTCGGGGACGTTGGCGAGTGCTTCCCGGCCTCTCGCATATCCGGCGTGACGCGATGCCCTGCGCCGGCCATCACGGCCCGATGTACCAACCCGGCCTGCTTGTGGTGCCACTCGATGCTCTGGTCGTGCCCCGGGTGGGTCGTGGCGTGCTCGTGTAGCGCAGCGACGGACGCTGCGCGGGTGCGGCCCTCCGCCGTGGGTGATTGCGCGGCCTCCAGGTGGGCTCGGCTTGCGGCCTTGTGTTGCGCGGCGAGGCCCTCGTTGCCGGCGGACGTCGCCGCGCTCGACAGGCGACGGTGACGAAGGTGGGCCTGCAGGTGGCCCTGGTCGGAGTCGGCAGACGCGGCCGACGCCGCGGCCGTCGCCTCGCGTGCGTCCTTCCCCTGCCCCTTCCTCGACTCCGCCGCGTCCTCGCGGAAGCGGGAGTAGTGGTCGGCGTGGCTGACGTGCTCGCCGTCTTCGTCTTTGTGCCACATGACGCGCGGGCCGTTGTGGTTGTCGATCAACATCGCGTCGTCGGCGTGCGCGGCCACGTCGTGGAAGTTGCCCGGGATCTTGCCGTACGCCCCGCGCACGACGTCGGTCGGGACGAAGCGACCAGACCGGTCCGCACGTTGGGAGACGCGCGCCACGCCCTCCTCGACCCCGATGTGCGGGCTGATGACGGTGACGTGGTAGCCGGCCGCCTTCAGGGCCTTGATCTTCGCGATGTGCTTCTTCGCGTTCTTCCCGGTGCCGTCGAGCAGGATGTTGTGTCGAGCTGCGACGGCGTGCTGGTGGAGCTTCACCGCCATGTGCGACGACTCTTCGTGACCCACCGACGCCGCGTCCTTGGCGTTCCGGGCACGCGCGATCTGGTACTCGGGCACGCGCTGCTTCATCTCGTCGGGGTCGACGTGGACGTAGTTGTCCATCGCACCCTTCCCCATGATCTTCTTGAGGACGGTCCCCTTGCCGGACCCTGGCCCGCCCATCATCACGATCGCGTGCGGCCGGTCGTGCCCCTTCGTTTTCCCCTCGGTGTGGGCGCTGATGGCCTCCTGGTGCAACTTGGTCCGCACGGCCGAGTACCGGTCGCCGCCCTCGGGCGGGTTCCGGTGCGTCTCGATGTGGACCGCGGCCGAGTGCGTCGCGAGTTGTTGCGCACGCGATGCCGTCGCGGCCGGGTGCAGCCGCGGTGGGTTGGCCTGAGCGCCGACAGAGCCGACGTGGGCCGCCTTCGCCCGTGCCTTGTTCGCCCTGGACTGCCCGAGCGAGGTGCCGGTCATCGGGTCCTGCGACCCCACGCGCCCGGTCTTCCCCTTCCCCGCGCTCCGTCGCCAGGGGCGCTCACCGACCTTCGCGGCGATCGCCGCCTCGCGGTCGTCCCAACTCATCGCAGCCAGTTCGGACGCATCGGCGCCAGCTCGGACGGCCGCTCGGACGCGGACCTTCTTGTCCAGCTCCCCGAGGCGGGTCCCGTGGTCGGCGATCGTCTCGGAGTGCAGGTGGCCGTGTCGGACGTGGTGCTCCAAGTCCTCCATGATGGCGCGACGCTGCTTCCCCGGGTGGACGTCGTCCGGGTAGGTGTAGGCCCAACGGGAGCCGGTCCAACGCTTCTTGAGGTACTTACCCCCGCGCATCCGACCCTTCTCAAGGTCCTCGGCCTTCAGGAGCGGCCGGGCCATCGCGGCAATGCGAACATTCCGGGCTGCCTGCTGATGGCCGACGGCTGTGAGGCGGGACACAGCGGCGCGGTTCAGGGCCACCTCGCGGTCCACGCCGTGCTTCATGCCCCAGGCACCGTGCTCGTCCTCGACGGCCGACATCTCGTGAAGCCCTGCGAGTTTGTCGTGCTCGTCCGAACTGAGGTGCTGGTGAGTCTCCCCGACGTCCAACGGACGGATACCGCGCTTCGCGGAGGCTTGGACGCGGTGCGCTCGGGCCATCGATCGGGCGGCGTTCGCGAAGCGCGCGTGCCTGTCCGTTGCCTTCTCGCCACCCCGTGCCACCCCGACCGCCTGGGCGCCACGGACCTCGTGCATCCTGGCTACGCCCTCGTGCGCCCGTGCGGCCTCTTCGTGAACCTCGGGTGAGGCATGCGGCGACGTTTGGTCCGTCAGTTGCCCGTGCCCGCGGTCCTCGTTCAGTCGACGCATGCCGGCCGTCCAAACGAGTTTGCTGCTCGCGTTGTAGGCGTCCTTGTCCTTCGCCTTGTCGAAGCCCGGCTTGCGCGTCACGTCGTAGACCTTGTGCATCTCCTCCTTGGGCTCGATGAGCGCCTTCGGGTGGATCTGCACCTCGGTTCGGATCATCCCCTTTGGGGACGGCATGAGCATCCGGGCATGCACCGCCAGATAGGCGCCCTTGTGTTCGTTGCCCCACTTGTTCTCGACCGTAATGTCAGCTCCAACGGCCCTCGCGTGCTCGCGAAGCGCCGCGACGGCGTGGCCGATCTGCTCCGGGTGGTCGACGAGGATCGAGCCGCGCAAGCAGTCGCTGACTTCGTTGCGGAGCACACGGAGGCGTGCGCCCTCGATGTTGCTCATCCGGCCCTGCTCGACGTCGTCCTTCGCCCACGCCTCGACCTTCTCGCCTAGACGCTTCGCGCCCTTGATGGCGTAGTCGCCCGTGACCTTCCCGTCCTTGTCCTTCTTCTCGCCGTAGAAGGTCGTCGCACCGGCGACGGCGCCGCAGGCGGCGTGCATCACGTCCTTGAACCCGCTCTCAGCCGCACCCGCCAACTCGACCAGCTCGGCCGCGGAGGTGACGCCCTCGCCCGTGCCGTTCGTCCAGGTCGAGAGCCGACTCTCGTTGTGGGCGATGCTGTCGCCCACAACGCCGATCCGGGCGGCGAGAATCTCTCGATGTCGGTTCCACTCGTCGTGCGGATTGTGGTTCGGGACCTTGATCGGCACACCGGCTGAGTTGAGTCGGCTCTCGTCGACCCGGTGTCCGCCCAGGACCCTCGACGCGCCGTGGACCTCGTCGTCTCGCAGCACGCCGGCGTGCGGCACAATACCGTGCGCCGCGACCCTGTGCGCCGTCTCCTGGTCCGCCTTCGGTGACCTGTCGCGGCGCCAACGCTCGCGGTCCGAGATGGGTCGGGCGTGGTGCGCCACATCATCCTTGTAGACGTAGCGCCAGCCGCGGCCGTGTTTGACCCGGTACAGGTACTTGTGACCGGCTCGCTCGCCGGACTTGAGAAGCCGCTCGCGCGCCTTATCGCCCCGGTCTCGCACGGACCCTGCCCGTCCGCGCGCTCGGCTCGATCGAGCGTCCATGCTGTCCATGCTGTCCATGCTGTCCATGCTCCGTCATCAGCGCCGCTAGGATACGCGAGCGGCCCCCGTGTGTCGTCCTACAGAACCCTGCGGTTGCGCAAGGCCGCCACGCTGGCGCCCATGAGGGTCTGGCCCAGGCCGACCAACTCGACGCCGTCCTTGACCTCCCAGGTCGGCGCGTCGCCATCCTCGATGACCTCGACCGTCAGACCTTCCGCCGCGACCAACTCGGCGACCGTCGCCGCGTCGTACCCGAGACTCGCAGCATACCGCCAAGCATCCCCGGCCTCGGCGGTGGCGGCCTCGACCACCACCGCGCAGTCCTCGCATTCGTCGTCGCTGTCCAGGGGGTTCCCGCACTCGTTGCAACTCACGATTTCAACCAGTCTTTCGGGAAGCCCATCGCCCACTCCGCAATCCGGGGGTTCACCTTGCAAGCCAGTCCTCGCCTCCGAGGCTCTGTTGCACCGCGGAGCTGGTCGGCTTGGTCGACGCGTTCCTATCGTTCGGGAGGAGGGCGGGGGCCGGTGGCGGCTTCGCGAGCCCCAGGTGCTCGACCTGGGCGGTGCGCTTGAGGATCACCTCCTGTTCGCTCCCGTACCCCCCGAACCCCTTGCTTCGGCCCAGGGCGGAGCCGACGGCGTTGGCGCCGGCGCCGCTCTCGTGTTGCTCGTGCGTGAGCAGGATGTCGCTGTGGTGGACGCGGAACGCGTGAGCGTTGTCCTTGTCCTTCCACTTCGGGTTCGTCGAGACCGACGCGCCGCCCATCTGCTTCGGGTCGTCGCCGCGGTTGAGCGTCCGGTACGCGGTGATGTAGCCGTCGCCCCCGACGAGGTCCTCGACCTGGAAGGCGAGCGCGGCCTTCTCGACGGGCGGGAGCGCGTCGTAGGCGTCGAGCACCTTCGTCTTCGATCCCTTCTCGTTGAGCACCACCCACCGCTCGACAAGCGGGTTGAGCGTGCCGTGGGCGCGTTGCGCCATCAGGCCGATCTGCTCGTCCGATGGGCTGACGTGATGCGTCTTCCCGTCGTCGTCGACGAATGAGCGTTGCCGGTGCTCGTTGGCGGGCTGCCGTCCGCTGATGGCCTCGGCCGCCGCAGGCAACAGGGCGGCAGGCACGCGCCCCGCGCGCAGCTCGGGCACCGCGGCCTCGATGGCGGCGAGCGCGGCGGCAGACCGGCCGTTACGCGCGAAGTGACCGAGCACCGCGGACGCGCCGTGGCCCCCGGCGGAGTTCGCGATCTGCATCACGCGAGCGGCGCGCGTCCCCTCGGCCCATTCGTCGGTCACGGCGAGTTGGTCGAGGGTCCCGGGCGCGGCCTCGGTGAACCCCTCGTCGGCCGCTGCAGCCGCGGCCTCGTGCGGCGTGTCGAACGTCCGGTGCGAGGCAAACCCGCTCTTGTCGTACTCGCTGTAGCGCCAGCGTCCAGGCTCTGACGCGTCGGGGATGACGACGGCGTAGCGGCCGCTACCGTCCCCGAACTCGCGCGTCCCCGCGTCGTAGGCTTCGAGCACGCGGTTCATGGCCGCGGCCTTTGCTCGGGGCGCCGCGTTGAACTCCTCGACATCATCAGCCGACATCCGCTTCGGCGCCCAGTCGATGTGATGCACGCGACCCGTCTCCTGGTCGAGGTGGAGCCCCGCCGAGTCGGCCTTCGTTGCGTCGCTCCACCCGTAGACGCCGAGCCTCCTGGTGGGCTTCGCTGCGGCCTTGGCCTTCGCCACTCTCACCTCTCTCGCCCTGGTCTTCGCGTCGCGGTGCGCCCGGGGGTCGACCTCGTCCTTGATCATCTCTCGGTTCTGCCGCCGCTGGCGGTAGTAGGTGTTCCCGCCGCCGGTCGTGAACCATTCCTCGTACTGGTCGCGCAGGGCGGCGTCGATGCTCGGGTGCTGCTCCGCGTAGGTCTCGACCGGGTGCCCGTCAGGCCCCTCTCGGAACAACCCGTCAGGCCCCTTGACCGGACCTCCGTCCGCGGGCTTCCCCATCCAGGCGGCCGGGTCGCTGACGAATAGGGCGCGGTCGGGCAGGGAGTGCTCCTTCGCGATGGCTTTGCGCCACTTCTGCGTCGTGTACTCCCCGATCCTGGTCTCCCGGTCCTCCGACCACATCGTCGCCATGTCGGGGTCCGCGTGGTCCTCGAACGCGCGGCCCTTGAGCTTGGCCTCGGCGTCGCGCAACGCGGCGGTCCCCTTCTTCGGCGGCCCCTTCTCGCCCTTGCGCTGGTAGTGCCCGACGATCGCGCGCTTGCGGTTGCTGTCCAGGCTGACCTCAATCTCCGGGCCGACCTCGTCGAGTACGGCCTTGACCGCCGGATAGGCGTCGCTGTTCAGACCCAGGCCGAGGAGGTGGAGCCGGGTCGGCTTCGGGTCGGCGGAGGTGAGGAAGACGCGGAGGTCCTCGGCGCTCGTCGCGTCCTTCTTCATCGGGATCGCGGCGACCCAATCCCCCGGCCCGAGAATCTCCATCTGCCGCTTCCACATATCCGCCATCCGCCGCGAGCCCTTCTGGACGGGCACGAGCACCGTTGCGCTCGCGGCCTCCCACCCACGGACATCGTCGGCGAACTTCTCCAGGCGCCGGAGGGTCTCGTCCTGGTCGCCGACCTTGTCGGGCGCGACGAGGTAGAGCTGCCCCTCCCCCCTGTCCCATGTGAGCGTCGTCAGGCGCCCCATCTTCTCGATGCGCTCGGCCCAGACCTCGTCCGAAATCGGCGCGACGGTGTGGATCCCGACCGGGCGGTCCGGGTCGGGCAACTTGCCGGACTTCCCCGGGAAGTTGACGAACACCTCGCTGAACGCGCCGGAGTCGACGAACACCTTCACCTGCTCGCCCTTGAGCCCCTGAATCTCGACGACCGCGGCCTCGTTGAGCTTGTCGATCGCGACGCCGATGTTGTGCCCCGCGTCTGCGAGCCCCCGGATCTCCCCGGGCCGGTTCGAGCCGGACGCGAAGTACCGGGAGTGCGAAAAGCCGGGGTCGTGCGCCCGCGGTTGCTGCCGGACCTTCGCGGCCCGCTCGGCGTACTCTGCGGCCTTCCTGGTCTTGTCCTCCTGCGGTCGGGCCGCGTTGTGCGCTGCGCGCGACCTCTCGCGCTTCTTCGCCAGGGCGGCGCGCCTCGCGATGGATCGCTGGTCCTTCCGGCGGGTGCGCTCGGTGATGAGCGCCGCCAGGGCGGCACGGCTGCGGGTGTGCTCGTGCTGGCTGATGTCGACGCCCGGCTGCATGCGCACGTTGTCGCGCATCGACCGGATCCAATTCCCCAGTTGCCCGGGACCCTGCCCGTCCTCCAGGCCGACGGCCTTCGCCCGCCACTTCGCGCCCATCTCCGCGGCGTCCTCTTCGTGCGGGGTCGCGCCACGCCCGGCGGCGTCGTTCCACTTCGCGGCGCTGGCTCGGGCCTCGGCGGCGTCGGCGGCGTGGGCGGACCCGGGCGCGTGGTCGACGACCTTCTTCTCTTTGGCGTCCCAGACGTACCAGGAGTGCCCGGCGCCGACGCCGGCGGCTCGCACCGTGCCGTAACGCCGGCCCGCCTCGACGACGGGCTCACGGGGTCCCCAGGGGCTGTGCGTGGCGAACCGCTCCCACCCTGGCAGGCTCTCGGGGCTCCCGCCGGTCGCGCGGACGCGAGCCGCTGCCGCCATCGTCGCGTCGGCTCCCTCCCGCCCTTCCGTGGCGAGCGCCGCGGCGAGGTCGGCCTTCGCGGCGGCGCGGTCCTTCCCCAGGCGCTCGGCTTCGCGCTTGGCCTGCTCGGCCATCGCCTCGGCGTGCTTGTCACCTCCGACAGCGAGGTCGAGCAGGCTCCAGTCAGCCGGCCCGGCCGCGTCGCCGGCCTCCCATCGGATTTTGTCGGGCGCGGCGTAGCCCAGTTTGTTCCCCTTGCGGGCGCCGCCGCCGCCGCCCTCTTTTCCCTCTCGAAGCGAGACGGGCCTCAGACCCTTCTCGCGCAGCGCCTTGTACGTGGTGCCAGCCTCGCTCAGGAGCGAGTAGGTGACGAACAGGCCGGGCTCGTCCGGGTTGCCCCGCTTGCTCTTGTCGAGCAAGTCGATCACCCGCGCTGCGAGCTTCGAGCTTGCGCCCTTGCGGCCGGTGCCGTCGGAGGCGATCCGCGTCAACTCGACGATATTGCGGATGTCCGTCCGCCCGGAGCCCCATCGCCCGCTCGGGTGGCTCGCCGTGGCGACCGCTACGAGGCGCTCTCCGTCGCGGATCCCGATCGCGTAGATGAGGCCGCGGGGGTTCGGCTCGGGCATCTCGGAGTGATGTTGCTGGACGAACTCCAACGCCTCGGCCTTCGGGACGTTCACGAGCCGCATCTTGCCGACCGGCGCGATCGTGTCCGCGAGCATCTCCCGCATGAGGGGGCGCGGGACGCGCTCGTTGACGTCGACCGCGAGCACGATCGCTTCGGCGGCGTCCTGCGGGGACAGGTGGCTCGCTCCGAGCAGGTGCGGGAGGTCCTCGGGGTCGAGTTCGGCTTCGCCCCCAAGGCTGTCCTCCGACAACCAGTCCTCGGTCACGGCTACGCCGAGTGCGACCTGTGCGGCGTAGGCCACATGCCAACCCTGGTCGGGGTCCTCCCAAACCTGCCGGGCGCGGTCGAGGATGGCGTCCGCCTGGACGAGGGCGTCGCGCCTCTCGGGGCTCAGCTCGGCGTGCCCCTTCTCGCCCTTCTTCGGCGCGCCCTGCTCCCCGTATTGCTCGTGAAGGTTGGTCTGCAGGGGCCTCGTGTGCCCGTAGCGCCGAACGTACTCGCGCATCGCGCGCTTCTGGCGCTTGGACCCGAACCTCGCGACCTCGGCCATCTCCGCCCTGGTGCGCGCCTTGTGCGAGTCGACGAGCTTCGCGTGCTCGCGCAGCAACATCTTCTCCAGCGCGGCCTTACTCATGCGGACCTTGTGGCCGCTCTCGTCGTGCTCGATGACGACCTCGTCACCGTTGACTTCGAGCACCTCGTAGTGGCCCGCGTGGCCCCGGCTCTTGAGCCGGAACTTGGCCCCGGCGTGCATCTCTTCGTGGTGCCCGATGCCGTGGCCGCCCGTGACGTCGTAGTAGTAGACCCAGCGCCGGCCGCGGCGGACGCGTCGCACGTACTTGTGGGCGCCGCCCTTCTCCAGGCGGTCGAAGAGGTCGGACCCTATCGAGCCCGGGATCTTGACCCACTCGGCCTCTCGAAGGTGTCGTTGCCGTGCGCGGGCGCGCCGTCCCCTGGTCATCGTGCGCTCCTGGCCCGCTCGGCCCGCGCCGGAACGCTGGTCGACCCCTGCGAGTCCGGCGAGCCGTGCTCCTCGTACCCGATGCCGGCGAACCGGGCCGCGGCCGCTGCGGCCGTGCTCCCGCCGTACGCGTCCGGGTACGACAGCGCACCGACGAAGTACGCGCCCCCCTCGCAGTCGATCATCACGACGGCGCCGCTCGCCCGGTAGTCGTACTGGATGGACTCCGGCCGCTTCCCGTGGGCGCGGAGCTGGCGAAGGTTGTGGAGCAACGCAGACCCCAACGTGTGCAACGAAGGATCCCCCAGGGATCCCTCGGCCTTCGCGAGCGCATGAGGGCTTGCGCGCCGGTCGCCAATCTGGACCAGACCGAGGTCGGCCGACCGCGCATCTTGGATGTCCCGTAGAGCTGCGGAAATCTCGCGGACGATGCTCTCTGTCGCACCGTGCTCGCGGATGGCGTCAGCGACCGCCCGGAGACTCTTCGGCTTGCCCGCGAGACCCAGGGGCGACCCCTTCGGGAAGTTGGATTGCTGGAAGGTGAAGCCGGTCCGCTCCTCCAGCTCCAGGTACTTCGCGAACAACTCGGGGTTGCGGACGGCCGCGACGACGAGGTCGTGGGAGTCGGCGTAGACGCAGAAGACGCACGACAGGCGCCGCATGCCCTTTCCCGTCGGCCGCCCCGTCTTCGGGTCGAGTAGGTAGGCGTCGTGGCTCGGCATGCCCTCCTGGGCGATGCGGTCCCAGACCTGTTCCTCGCTCCATCCCTGGACCGGGAGCCAGTCGTCGATCTGCTTCACCCCCGACGACGCCTTGTTTTCGTAGAACGCGGGCTTCTTTGCCCGCTCCTCGGACTCCTGAGCGCGCAGGCCCATGATGTTGAGGATCCGCGGCGCCGGCGGCTCGGGCGGGTCGGGCATGGACACGGCGAGCTGCGCCGTGATGCGAGCCTTCTCCGCCGCGCGAGGCGCGCCCTTCAGGCCCTTCGCCTTGGCGACGACCTTGATGCGGTCGTTCGCGATGGCCTTGCGCTTCGCTCGCGTCGCGTCGCGCTCGGCGCGCCAAGCTGGAAGGCCGTGCATCTTCTCCGCGGCCTTTGTCACCAGGACGCCGATCACCGCGCGCTTGTGCTCGCTCGTGCAGTACCGCTTGTCGCCGGGCCACGGGTTCGGCATGCCCCAGTCGACCGGGTCGCCGGGCTCCTTCTGGCCTTGCTTGCGGCGCGCGCTCGCGAGGATCTGCTCCGCCCGCATCTGGCGCGACATCGTCTGACGGAGCTTCGGGTTGTCCTCGAAGCCGGGCGGGTAGGTCACGTTCCGCTCGGGCAACTTCGCGGCGATCTCCGCGACGGCGGCCGCCCATTCAGCCTTGAACCGGGCGACCTCGGCCTTGCGGCCGGACTTCTTCGGCTCGGGCAGGCGCGCGAAGAGGTCCCCCCAAGTGAGCGGGGTAGGCGCGGCGACCACCTGGGCAGAGACGGCAGAGACGGCCGCCGCGAGCATATCGGTCAGCGACCCCGAACGCTTGCCCCTCAGCGCGGTCTGCAGGAAAGCAACCGTCTTGTGCTCCGTCGTGACCTCCCGCCGTTTGTTCTGCCGTCGCCTGTTCTCAGTGCCCGAGATCGAGGGATCCCCCGACACGAGGCGCTCGGAATGGACCGCGCGCGTCACCTCCCCCGTCCATGTGGGCGTATTCCTCATGCGGGTAAGCGTCGTACGGCGGCCGGACTCGTCCTCGAAAACCAGCTCGTGATCGTTGGCTGTCCGCAGGCGGGTTCCCGGCGGCATCCGCCCGGCCGCTGCCTCAACCAGCCGCGCCCCCCTTCCGCCCAAGGGCACAAGGTCGGCGGTAGCCACCTCTGCGAGCGGAAGGCCCGCAACACGAGTCACGCGACTCACCGCGGCGGGGGGCGCCGACAGGGCCTCCGTGTCCTCGATGCGGGCCGCGAGTTGGTAGTAGCGGTTCTCGATGTGCTGCAGGAGGTCTTGCCCCTCCCGCCGGACCACCTCGAAGCGCACGCCGTACATGGCCGCCTGCTGCGCCGCGAGTTCCTTCGTGCCGCTCCACTCGACGCGCCCCAGGTCGGCGTGAACCACCACCATCCGATCGCGCGGGAACCCCTGGCGGTCCGCGACCTCGATCGCCCTGGCGAGCATCGCGACGCTGTCTTTGCCGCCGCTGGAGTTGAGGATGAAGAAGTCGACCTTCGACAGGTCAGGGACCCAGTCCGGGTGCGTGCTCGGGTGGTCTGCGAGGACCATTGCCCGCGCGTCTTTGCTACCCAGGCGCATCGTCGCGTCGCCGTGGATCCGCTTCCCACGCGCGGGGTCTCCGAGGAGCTGGCCGACCTTCTCGGCGCCGGCCGCGGCGACCTCGGCGAAGGTGTGGATGTCGTGCTCCGCGAGGATGTCGGCGTCGGTCTCCCAGGGCTTCGCCATCTCGGCGTAGGGGACGACCGGGCGAAGGCCCCGCAGGGCCGCCTCGACGTCGGCCGCCAACTCGGCCCGGTCCATGTGGACGCCGGCCTTGTCGATGTAGTGGCCGACCACCTGCTCGAAGTAGCCCGGGTCGTCGGCCGCCTCCTCGACGTGCTCGGCGGCGTACTCCTTCAGGTCGGCAACGGCCGCGGCCAGGACTTGTAGGCGCCTGCGGGCGCTCGGTATCTCGACGAGGCCGTAGTGCTTCGGGTCCTCGATCGGCGCCTCGTAGGTCACCGTCCCGTGCTTGAAATCGCCATGCGAGTCGATGGCCGTATAGCCCGGAGGCACCGTCGCTGACCCGACCGGCCGGAGGCGCGCGCCGTAGGTGGTCCGCGAATCCGCGAGCACCGGCTTCGGCCAGACCATCAACCGTAGCTCGGGGTCATCCATCAGGTCGGCGGTGTGCATGTAGCGCCGGGAGTACGCCTCCAGGCGCTCTCGCTGCTTGGTGGACCCGTGCGTACCCACGGCCTCCAGCTCGGCCCTCGTGCGGGCACGGTGACCCTCCAGAAGCTCGGCGTGTTCCCGGTGCAGCATCGTCTGCAACGCCGTCTTGCGGATCTTGGTCTCGTGCCCGCTCTCGTCGTGCCGGATGGTGACCCACCCGCCCTCCGTCGCGAGGACCTCGTAGTGCCCGGACTTGCCACCCTGGTCGAGCTTGAAGCGGGCGCCCTGGTGCATCTCGTCGACGTGGCCCAGGCCGGCGCCGCCGGTCACGTTGTAGTAGTAGACCCAGCGGCCATTGCGCCGCACGCGGCGGATGTACTTGTGCCCCGCGCCCTTGAACATGAGGCGGCGGAGGGATCGCGCGAAGCGGCCCGGGATGACCTCCCACACCTCGTCCCGCAGCGCCGACTTCCGCAGGCGCGTTGGAGCCTCCAGGGTCGCGAGGTAGCCCGCGGCCAGCTCGACCGCCACGTTCGCCCGGCTGCGGTCGACGCCGGCACGCTCCAGTAGGGCGCGGTAGGCCCGCAGCGCCAGACTGGACCCAGACGCAAGAATGCTCCGTCCCTGCTCGCGGTACGCGTCAGGCAACGGAGCTAGGGCGGGGAAGAGTTGCGCGTCACCGGGAGCCGAGCCCCAGGGGTCGCCAGCTCCCGCTACGGGTCCGGCGGTGACCGGGTGGCCCCCGACCGGGTTGCTCTTGTGCAAGTCGGGGTCGCTCATGTGGCGGATGCTATCACGCGAAAAGTTCCGGGCCTGGAGGCGTTGAGTAGTATCCCCACTCCCAACGCCCCCAGGGAGTTCCCGGGGCGCGCCGCGGAGGTGCCCGGCGCGACCCACAGGGTAGGCCCATTGGCCCGGACGTGTCTACCGTCAGGTCTCCTGCAGGCTCACGCCCGCCTGCGCGCACTCCCGCTCGACGGCTGCTCGTGCCCGGTCGATCACCGCGTAGTTGGCCGCATCCGACACGGACGTGTCCCAACCCAGGCCGACCATCGCGTAGTGCGCGCCGCCCCCCGCGTGCTCGACGCCGGAGCCCCCGACGCTGCCGCCCAGGGCCTCGGCCTCCTCTTCGCTGCACCACAGCAGGGCGGCGCAGCTCTCGCTTGTGTAGTCGACGTTAGCCATCGTCCTCGTCCTCGTCCTCGTCCTCGACGTAGCCCTCCTGCTCAGCGAAATCCTGCACCGCGGCTTCGGACATGTAGTTGCCCAGCACTCGTCTTTCGAGGTCCCCGCTCATGGGGTCAGGCCCGTGGTTGGGGACGCGGAGGTTGACCGAGTCCTGCTGCGCCCAGACGACGTCCTCGAAGATCGGGTGGAGCGTCACCCTCTTGGCGTCGCGGTACGATCGAGCCACCGCCGCGTTCACCTGTGCCACCAGCTCCGCCTCGCCCCCCCGCCGGACGAACGGGGGCAGGGTGTTGGAGTTGTTGCCGCCGCTCGCGCCGAACATGTTGGACAAAGCCTGGTTTCCGAGGGTGTACCCAACCTGCCCGTCGGTCACGAAGACCCGGAGCGTCGAGTGGTTGCGTCCGCCGTGGTCGACGAGGTCGACCTCCATGACCCGGACGCGGTTGCCTGGGATCTCCCATGACTTGCGGGCCTCGCCCACGTCCAGGCCAGACGTCGGGACCACCAGGGTCCGCGCGGCCGTTTTGCTCAAGGTTTGCATCTCTTTTCCTCCCGTGCTCCGTGGGGAATTGGAGCACCTTCAATATGCGCACGCGCACCCCTGATGTCAACCAGGGTTCGTCAGTTTCTGCCTCATCCGTACACCACCTCTCCGAACACGCAGAGCTGCAGGAACGCGTCGCCGGTGTCCGCGTCGTCGTTCTCGTCGACGAAGTCCGCCCAGTGGCGCGTCGCCTTCAACAACTCCAGGCCCCGTGCGAGTTGCTCTCGCCCGAGCACCGCCCGAGGCTCGTCCTCTTCGTGGATGAAGGAGACCTCGCCGCCCAGGACCGGCACAGCCTGGATCCAATGCCAGTAGCTGCCCAGGGCCTGCTCGTGACGCCCGCCGACCTTGAAGTCCGCGCGGACGTAGCCGTCAGGCAACCGGTCGATTTTCGCGTCGCGGTACCAGTAGTTGGAGCCGCCCTCGAAGGCGCAGCACAGAAGCCCGCACACGCGGTCCAGGGTAAAGTCGCCGCCCTGGACCCTGAACGCCGGAGCCGCAGCCGGCGCCCCTTGCGTCAGATCGCCCATTAGATCCCCTCGTTTCGGAGCCACGCCGTCACGTAGAGGTAACCGTGGCTCGCATTGGTATTGCCGTTGATGACCAAGTGGCCGTCATCGAAGAGGACGTGGTCCTCGGCGACGCGACCGCGGATCGTGAAGTTGCGGAGCAGCTCGGTTGCCTTCGCGATCCACTCCTTCCATGCCGCGTCGATGGCGTTCGCCGTCGCGTCGACCCCTCGGCCGGGTGCGTCGGCATGCGAGCCGTCCGCGAGTGCCCAGCCGGTCCGATTGCCCACGACGTCGCGCCGTCTGCCCCGGCTCGCGCCAGGGCGTCTCTGCTCCCGTAGAAGCTCATCGGGTGGCCTCCTCGTGTCCGGTGGCGCGGTCGGCCTCCGCCGCATCCCAGGCTTCGCGAGCCCATCGGGTGTCCCAGGCGCCCACGCCCTGGACGTCCTCTCGGCCGAGGCCGAGAGCGTGAGAGGATAGCCCGAGCCGAATCGCATAGGCGCGCCGGATCGAGCGGTCTTTGTCGGCGATTGCCGCGCCGATCTGGTTGACGGAATTTCCGAACATCAGAACCTCCTGAGCGGCCAGTGGAGATTGCCGCCGCACAGCCAATGTATGCACGACCGCATACGGTGTCAACCGACAATATTTAATTGACAGGGTGGGCGTCGGTGCTTACCTTGTGGGTGCCGGCGCCCCCCGCTGCCGCGCCAGAAAAAGGAGGTCCCCTAGTGAGCTACTGCGACCATGAGAGCCCCGAGTGGGAGCCGGGCTTTGACCCTGGCCCCGACGGCGAGGCGCCCGACGCCGAGTGCGTGGATTGCTCCGCGCCCTGTGACGACAGCGCCTGGGGCGACCCGCGCTGCTTCGACTGCCAGGACGACTGGGATGAGGCCGGCGCTGACATCGCCGCGGAGGCGAGCGCAGAGCGCGCCTACTTCTGCCCGCCAGAGCCGCGCAGCTTGCCCGACGACGTCCGCTACTACGAGTTCGGATAGGAGACACGATGCGCGACAACATGATCACCCTCGCCGCGGCCCGGGAGCGTGGCCTGATCGTAGACCACCCGGCCCACCCCCGCGGTGAGGGATCTCCCCGCTACGGTCGCTGGGGCGACGGGTGGCCGAGGTGCAGTTCGAGGGGGTCGTACTCGACGTAGGTCTGCCGCATCTCGCCGGGTTCCTCTGCGTGGGTGGCCGCTCTGTCCCCTGCTTCCTCGCCGGGGTGACCCGCGAGGATGCGCTCCAGGCCCGGGTGGCCGGGGTCGTCGACCCAAAGGAACTGCGCCCGTGACTGACGTCCGCTACTACGACTACTTGACGGAGGACTGACGATGACCACCCACGAACAATTCGAGCGCGAGGACGAGATGGAAGACGATTGCGTCCACTGTGACAACCCGACGATCCGGGGCCAGTGCTTCAGCCTGGATTGCCCGCAGAACTCAAAGTGCGAACACAATTGGAACGACGACGGCAACTGCCGGTCGTGCGGAACGGCGAGGGATCGGCCGCGCGGACCCTGGTGGTCCTGACGTCTGGCCTGGACGTGGGCGAGGCCCGCAAGTTGGACGAGCACCTGCAAACCTTGAGCAAAACGATGCGAGACCCACGAGGGATGACCGACCGACAGATCAACGATCACGTCGAGCGCGAGCGCGACCGGCGCGCTGGCTGCGACGACCCCGACCCCCCGCCCGAGTACGACGAGCCGTACCGGCACCCCGAGGCGCCGGAGGCCGTCGTGCCGCCCGAGCGCCCGCTCTTGCGCGTCCTGGGCGGGCTCGACGGCGGCCGCGAGTTCGCGGTCCGAGTCGTTCGCTTCGGCGAGCGGTACGGGCTCAACAACTGCCTGACGCATCGACTGGTCGAGCAGCCGCCGAAGACTTGGAACGGCGACACCAACATCCGCGACGTGCTCGTCGAGTTCTACGACGCGAGCCGCGGCGTGGAGAGCCTCCAGTTCGTGTCGCGCTACTACCTGGGCACCCTGCGTGAGCGCGCCCGCATCGGCCTGAACCTCGACAGCGGCTCGCCCGAGTGGTGCGTGACCGCTACCGCCGTCGACCGCGCAGTCGCGTACGCCGACGGCATCGTCTGCGCCATCGGTGACGGAGCCAACTAATGAGCCACCCCAGGCCGAGCACGACCGGAAGCTACAGGTCGAGCAAGTCGCGAAGGAGTGCCAGGACGAGGTCGAGCCCCCAATCGTTCGCCAGCTCACCGAATGACCGGTCACACTCGACCGGGTTCGGCCTCTCCTTCGACAACGCGTTCCATGCCCTGATGTGCTCCGACCTCGACCCTGGCAGGGTCGCGCCGGCGTCCTGGGCGCCTTCCAGGCCCTCGGGGTGGATCGCTGCAGCGTGGCGCCAGCGCACCGCGTCCGGGTTCACCCTGGGCGATACGGGGCTGTTCTCGCCGTAGAGTCTCGCCAACTCCGCGCGCCGGTCCGTCTCGACCATCCCCGCGAGCACGCCCGTTGCGTCCTCGCCCTCGACCACAGCCTTCGCCGCCACCCGCTTCGAGTCGGTCCCCATGTGAGCGTCGAGCCCGTCGCCGGCGAGCGAGTCGATGAATCCCCACTCTGCCCCCGCCCGGATCGCTTGGTCGCAGATCCACAGCGCCATGACCGTATCGTCGTGGTTGCCGATGCCCTGGACCTTGCCGTCGACGAACCCAAAATCGTTCAGTTCACCCATCAGCGTTCGGGTGATTTCCTCGCCGTGCGCGTTGCCGTGCGGCAGGCGCAGCTTCCCGTTCTCGATGAGCGGCCGGAGGCTCGGAACACCCTTGCGCAGCGAGTGCTTCTCGACCCCCGTCTTGAACGGCCGCACCGGTAGGTCCGTGCTCACGCGCAGCTTCTGGCTGTAGACGATCTGCAACTGGTTCGACTCGATGAAGATCAGGTCGGCGCCGTAGCGGCGCGCGGCCGCGGTTATCTCCGAGAGCTGCGCCTCGTAGGGCATGCCCTTGAAGCGCGGCATATCGATCAGCCAGCGGTTGCCGTTGTCGTCGACCGCCAGGACGACGATCACGAAGTAGTCCGCGCCGACCTCCGCGCTAATCGCGATGTCGACCCCCATGTAGACCGACCAGCCGTTGGCGATGATGTCGGCCCGGTCCGGCTGCGAACAGAAGTTCGCGTCGAGCGTCTCCTCCCGCCTGGAGAAGAGGTCGATCGGGAACAGCGAGACCTCGTCGGAGGCCGGGCGCAATTCGATTTCCTGGGCGTACGCGAGCCCGTTCGACTCGCGCTCCCGGTCGTGCCACTCGGGACCGCGCAGACGCGGCCAGAGGTAGTAGTGCTCGCCGTCCTTATCGACCCAGTGGCCCGGATAGGGCCGTTGGTACCAGTCCCCGCGCAGACGCCCCCTACGGGCGCCCCAGGCGCTCAGTCGGGCAAGCTCGGCGTGGAGGTCGTCGCCGTGCATCGGCGTGCCGATGACCGCGATCTGCGCGAACCGCGCCGGCAACAACATCTTCGTGACCGTGCGGAACAGGAAGTCCTTCGCCTTGGCGCGCTCGGTGGCGCTGTACTGCGAGTTCTCCCGTAGAGGGTCGTCGACGATGATCCAGGTGACGTGCTCGCCTCGAAACGAGGTCCCGAACGTCTCTGCGCGGAACTCGGAGCCGTTCAGGAACGTGATCCGCTCGGTGGTCCACGACCGCTCCCAGGTGTCGGGGATGAGGTCCTTGAGCGCCGGCAGGGTCGACGCCGGCGGCATGTTCCAAACGTGCCCGCCCTCGTCGACGAAGCTCCGACCGTTCTTGACGATCCGCATGAGCTTGGCGACTTGGTCCTCGGTGTTGCTGATGAGCAACCCCTGGACGTTGGGATCCCGCCAGGAGCGCCACAGCGGGTAGGCGTAGGACCAGAACGCCGACTTGCCGTGCCCGCGAGCCGCCAGGAGCGCGAGGTGCGAGTGCTCCGTCAGCAACTCGGACCACTCCAGGTGGTGCGGCCCGACCTCCATCCCCAGCTCGTAGCGCATCCAATACGCCAGGGAGCCGCGCCCCAGTTCGTGATGGTTGGCCCGGACCCACGCCCGGAGTTCCTCGGGGTCCTCGGGCAGGCCCTGCTCGGCCAAGGCGGCCGCGGCTGCAGCCAGCCGCTTCGGGGTGAGCCTCTTCGTGTGGACGGTCGAGAGGTCGACGCGGCGCCGCCTGAGCTGGCGCTTGGCCCGTTTCAGTTGGCGCTGGACGGTGACCCTCGCCTCGGCGGCCTGAACATGCGGTAGGGCCTGGGCGGTCACCAGGGCGAGGAGCGCCCCGAGGGCTGTAGAGAGGAGCCGGCGCCTCATCAGGCCCGCAGGTGGGTCGTCACGACGCCCCCGCGACGTAGCCCGCCAGGAAGCCCACCACGGCCGCCGCGAGCATGCCGACCCACATCGGGATGCGGGGCTCACTCGGCGGGTTCAGGGCGGCAGCGCAACGCCCGCACGGCCAGTCCGGGCCGCGCCACTCGACGCCGTGGTCGCAAGTGCTCGGCTCGGCCGGGAATGGTGGGGCCGGCGTCGTGTCGTGTCCCTCCCCCGTCGAGCTAAAAACGTCGTCATCCATCGGTGCCCTCGCCCTTTACGGCGGCCAGGAGGCGCGGCAGCGCACCACGCAACAAGCCGCGCAACTCTGCGTCCAACTCAATGTACGTCCGCCGGGCGCCCTTCACCTCGTCGTTCGCGTTGCACCGGTCGTCGAGCCACTGGTTGACCTCGGCGCGCGACATCTTGCGGCCGTCCATCTCGGCGCGGATGGCGATGCGAGCTGCGCGCATGGCCGGCGCCAGGGTGGCGACCTCCAGGTGGCGCATGTTGCCGAGGATCTTCTCCCCGCGCTGGCGCTCCGGTGACCCCTCGGTCAGGACGCAGACGGCGACCTCGTAGGCGACGCGGCCGGTCGTGGCCTTCACCACCTCTTCGGCCGCGCTGGCCTTACCGAGCTTCAGGGCGGCCCTCTCGGCGGCCCGCTTGGCCTTCCTCGACGCGCTCATTCAACCGCTACCCACTAAGAGTCTCTAGGAGCTGTTTTTGCAACTCTTCCTTCTGCCGATCAAGCGCCGCCTTCTCTTCCCGAGCCCTCTCGCTATGACCCTCAATCACGACGTCATACCGCTGGCGCATGACCTCGATCCGCTTATCGTAGCCCAGCTCGATCTCTTTGAGTTGGGCCTGGAATCCCCCGACCAGCGCGTCGAGACGCTTTTGCATGGACAGGTGCTGCCACACGAGGAACGCGGCAAAAAGACCCAAAGCCCCGAAATTGAGGAGTTCAGTAAGCAAACTATCAGGCATGACGTCCCTCCAACGGCGAGCTTAGGCGGGCGACTCGGTCAATGTCTCCCCCCAACCGTTGGAAGTAGTTCGAGCGCCCCGGCCGGCGGAACGCCCGTAGCCCGGCGCATCGACTCCGCCTTGCTCCACAGTCGGGCTGTGAGCCACTCGGGCGGCCCGGCTCCCTCGTCGTCTTCCTCGCGGGAGACGACGACGTTGAGCAGGGCGCCGCGCATCTTGTTGGGCGCTGTATCGCGGCCCCAATGGGCCATCATCGAGAGCCCGTGAGCCAGGGTCCAGAGGACCACCGCGTCGTACGTCATCGGCTGGTTGACGCGCAGCGCGGCCTTCTCGCCTTCCGCAATCGCGGTCGAGGCCGACAGGAGGTTCCGCAACAACGGGCTATCCCCCATCAGGTTGCAGTTCTCGCATTCTCGCCAGTCGTGCATCAGTCGTCGTCCAGGCGCGAGCGCATCGCTTTATGTTTCTCGACCTCGACGCGACTCGGGTCAACCCCCCACTTCGGAACGCCGAACATCTGCCGCACGTCGAGGAGCGCCGTGTCGAGGTGGCCCTCCCAGTCGAAGCCGACCCAGTCGGCCGTCGGACCGGTGAACCCAGCTCGACGCATGCTCACCGCGCCCTTCCAGAGCATCGGCACGGCCCGGCGGTACGTCCGCGACCCCATCGCCAGGACGGGCAGGAGCGCGGCGATCGCCGTGAAGTAGGGCGGGGGCACCCTCCGGCTGGCGAGCGCGGCGCCCATCGTGAGCATCTCGTCGCTCGGGCCGTAGGCTCCCGTCCCCAGGACGACGTGGATCGCGTCGTGCCACTTCACGGCCCGCGCGAGGCGCCACGGCTCCAGGCCGAGGATGTACGCGTCATCCGTGAGCGTCGGGAAGCCGTGCTCGTGAAGCCACTCGGACATCGCGTAGCCAAGGGTCGCGTGCGGCATGGCGCGCAGCTCGGCCATCGAGACCAACTCGCGCGTCTTGGCCTCCAGGGTGCCGGACGGATCCGCGATGCGCGGCCCCAGGAGCGCGAGCAGACGCCCGCCGACGGAGCCGTAGAACTCCAATGCGAAGTCCTGGCTCGCAGGCCCGACAGGGTCCGCGACGACTGCTCGTAGGGTGCTGAACCTCATTCGGCGGTCACGCCGACCTCGCGATGCTCAGGAGCCGTTCGCCCAGGTCACCCAACTCGTCGGCGGAGAGTGCGCCGATGTGGACGGCCGGGGGGGCGCCCTCCTCAGTAGGGAGGGCTTGCGTGGCGACGACCGTGTAGAGGTCCTCGCCTGCCAGCCGATTCACTCTCAGGTGAAGCGCGTCGAAGCGCATCGTCCACGTACTGTCTCGCGACCCCATCTAGCATCCCTCGCACCGCCCTCGCGGCGCCGTTGCGAACATCACCAGCTCGAAGCTGCCCACCCGAGGACCGAAGCCCACCGTCCACTCGACCTCTAGCCGCGACCCCTCGGGGGTGACGCGGACCGTCCGCGAAGGGGTGCCGAGTCCGGCGCGCATTGCTCGACGCATCGCCTCCCGCTCGGCATCCCTCGCTCTCACCCCGTGGCAGCGCCAAACGGGCCGGCGGGCTCGATCAAGGTGACACCGCCTGCCCCAGCGAATGCGCGGCCGACCACACGCACGACGGTCTTCTCGTACCAAACGAGCCACCAGGACAGGCGAGCCCATCCGGCGTCCTCGGGCATCTTGTGGGCGACCACGCGGAACCCGGGCGGCGCCGGCCCCAGGTAACGCTCGGCCGCGGGTCGGCTGCGCCCCTGCTCGCATCGAGCCAGGACGGCCACGACCACGTCGTCCAGGTCGACCGGGATCGCCCAGTGTGCGCGCACCCCTTCGTCTGCCAGCAGATCACGAGCGCGGGCTTCCATCGTCTCACTCAAAGTCATCACCCTTTACCTCCAGAACCGGCGGCATGGCGCCGGCGTTCTCGGCTTCGATGATTGCCCTACTCACGCTGTGAACCAGCGCCAGGGGCATCGACCTCTCGTGCGGCGGCGTCGGCAGATCCACGGACATCGCTGATGCCTCCGCGTTGTCGCCGGCGACCGCAACCCCGCCACGCTCTGCCGCGGCGAAGTTCGTTGTGTGACGCGCGCCGCCCCCCGTGGGCTCCGCGAGGAACTTTCGGAGCGTCTCCGCGGCTCGGGCTCGACCAACGGGCGCCTCACCGGCGTTCGAGACGATGGCCGCGAGTTGGTTGACCGCGTCGACGGCGTGCTTTCCCGCTGCCAGCTCCGCGAGCGTGCGCTGCATCGTGACGAGGACACGGACCTCGACCATCGCGTTCGTGCGTTGGATGGCCTTGTAAACCGTGACCCGGCTCACGCCGTGCGCGGCCGCGGCGGTCGTGATGCACGCGTGCTCGATGACCGTATCGACTATGTCTCTGTCCCGTTTCCTCTTCTCCCATTCGTTCGTCGCGTGCTGGTAGGCGCGCCATCGGTCGCGGACCTCGACGTCCTGGTCGACCCTCCGCACCCTCGACGGCCCGGCGCCCAGCTCCTTTGCCACGCGCTTGACGCCCCACCCCTTGGACCTCAAATCGAGGATCGCGAAGGGCGTCCGGTCGGCCTCTTTAGGCACCGGGGGGTCGAGAGGGTCCCGGGGGGTATCGCTCAGTTTCTTTAGCCCTTCCGCGGACTTAGCGGCCCGTCGCCCTGGATGCTCCGGTGCGTCGGACCCCTTCGAGACCCGGCGTACCCCTGCAATGTAGCACAGCTATGCGGTCTCGCCCACGGGCGGCTACGCGGTCGGCTTGACCTTCACCGCGGCGCTCCGTGTGGCCTCACACGCGCACACCCCTGCTACATGACGAGTGTCAGGATCGCGGTCATCAGGATCGCGCTTCCCGCGGCGCTGACCTTGGTGTTCAGCGCGCGCCGGACGCGCACCCTGAACCGGCGCAACCCCTGGAATTGGCGCATGAACTCACGGATGGCCGGGCGCAACCTCCGGTCCTTCGACACGACCACCGAAGCCCCGGTGTGACTGAGCACATCGCAACTCGACACGAGGAGGACGGGGACCTGTCGAGCCTCGGCGGCTGCGCGGAGTTGGTCGCCCGTCATGACGCCCGCGAGGCGATGGTCGGTCACTACCGCGTCAACGGTCGGAAGCAGGACGATCCCCTCCTCCGCGCTCGATACCGTGGTGACCTCGGAGGGCACGTCGCACTTCTCGATGATCCGGCGGAGCACCCCTGTTGCGTCATCCTCGACTACCAGAACGTGAACTGGTCGCTTCATGGGTCCCCCTCGGCTTGCTTCGTGGTGCCCATTGGCGTAGCGGCGGGGCCGACCGGACCATCCCGGGCCTCCAACGCTGCGACCCGCTCATCTATTTTGCTGAGTGCCTTGTCGACCGCCGCGGCGCTGGCCGAGTCATCCATCACGAGCTTGAGCCGCTTCACGAGGCCACGAACTCGGCTCCACACCCACAACAACAACGCCCCCACCAGCGGCCCGCCGATGTCCCTTGCGAGCTGTAGGTCGAACGAACCATCCACACGATCTCCAGGCGCTTCGCCCGACCACCATACACGCGCGGAGATGGGCTCAGTAGCCGCCCGGTGTCGCCACTCCTCCACGCGCTCGATGCGGTGCAGGTGAACATCCCCCCCATGAGTCGGCTCCGACTTCTTCTTCCGTCGGCTCACTCCAGCGCCTCGATGACCTCCGTGTCGAGGCGGCCGTCCGGCGCCCGGAGCGACTCCAACCAGTCCTCGTCCGCGCCGGTGAGTAGATCGTCACCTGTGTCGGCGTCCTCGATGCTCACGAACTCCCATGCGGGTTCCTCGCCCGGATCCCAGGAGTCGGGCGGGCCGTGGACGCGCGTGGCTTCCCCGGTGTCCGTGATGCGGATCGTGACCTCCATCGGGATGTCACCCGGCCCCTCCATCGCCAACTCAACCAGGATGTCGCACTTCGCCACGCTCAGACCTCCGCCGCCTCTGGCAGCTCCATTGTGAAACTCACATGCACCCTTGTCGCCCCGACCGGCCGGAGCGTCACGCCGCTGACCGCTCCGAGCGGCGCCAGGGCGGCCAACGTGCGCTCCCTGAGCGACCTCTCCGCCGATTCCGGGGCGTAGGCCCGCGTCCAGATGGAGGCGGCCAGGGCGGCCCTCTCGGGGTCTTTGGCCTGCCGCAACAACTCCTTCGCGACCGCGCGCAACGGTGACGTGTGGTCCGACCGGCGGAGGATCCTCGCCAGCTCCGGCCAACTCGTCCCGTAGTGCTTGCGCAACAGCATCCAGACCAGCGCGCGGGCCATCGAGACCCTGTGCGGCCGGGCTCGGGCCAACAACGCGTTGTAGCTGACGTTGTGCGCGTCCGCGGCGAGCAGGATCACCGCGTTGACCACGGTCGGGGGGGGTCGACGGCTCAACCGGGCATCCTGCCGCCCGGCCCCGACCCTGGCCCGCCGTAGCCGTCCATCCCGCACGAAAGGCACACCGGATCGGAGAGGTCCCGGCGAGGGAGTCCACAACGGGCGCAACCGGCGTCGCCCGGCTTCGCGGCCGGCTCGCCCCGTCCGACCCGATCCATGTCGCCGGCCTCGGCCTGCACCTGGGCGAAGTTCATCGCGACGGCGGCGCACTCCTGGCTCGCTGCGAGCATCGCCATCGCCGGGTCGACCTCGACCTCGAACTCCGGCCAGTCGGCCATCAGCCTACGCACAGGGCGAAGCGCGTATTGCACATCCTTCAGGCGCCGGACGTCGTCCTGTTTCCTCCGCCATCCGGTCGGGTCGAGTACCGGCCCGAGGGCGTCGTGTCGGCCCACCTCGCGGTCGAGTTGCGCAAGCAGCGGCTCGACGCTCTTGATGATGGCGATCGCCACCCTCACAGCGGCTTGCGTCGTGTCTAGCTCAAGCTCGGTCATCGGTCTTCTCTCCAGACTGGCGCGGGCACGTTGGCGCCCGAGCCGTCGTTGCGGATGGTGCCGGTCTGGAGGACCCAACGGCCCGTCTCAGACGCCGGCGGGAGCCACTCCAGAAACACGTTGCCTACCGGGCTTCCCCCGGGGGCCTGGACGAGCGTCTCAGGGTCGAGGAAGCGGACGCGGCCGTCGACGTAGACCGCTCGCGCCGGTCCCGCGCGGTCCGGCTCGAAGATCCTCCGACCATCCGAGTTGCGCTCCGAGCCGAACAGGGTCGACTGGAACCACTTCTCGGACGTGCGCGCTGCGGGGAACGCCACCAGGGGGCCAGACGCCGGATCTGCGCCCGCCATCGTGCAGAGCCCCATCCAGTCGCCCATATCGACGCTCTCGTGCCGGAGCGTCGGGCAGAGCTGCGCCAGGGTCAGGCCGAGCCGCTCGCGTTCGCGCTTGCCCTTCCACACGCTGTCCGGGCAGGTGCGGCACATGCGGCCGTAGGGCATGTTCAGGTATCGCACGCCTGGGTGTCGCCAGCTCGAAGTGAGCGCGTCTCGCCGTGCCGGATCGGGGTGGTCGAGGCCGTACCAGGACTTGCCCACCGTCGTGTTGCTCGCGGCGGCGAGGTCCAGGTCGACCAGGGCGAAGCCGTGGCCCGGCCGGTGGCCGAGGGCGGCCAACACCTCGCGCAGGAGCACGCGCGGCGTCCCCCACCCGTTGCTCCCCCCTGTGAGGTTGTAGGACGCGTGCCCGTCGTCAGGCATCCATCAGTTCCTGGTAGTCGAATCCGCCCGTCTTCAGCGCGTCGGTGATGTTGGTGGTGGTCTCGCTGCTTCCGTAACAACGGTCGTTGTAGACGTAGCGGTGGGTCGGAAGCTCGACCGCGTTCTCCGCGAACCTTCGGCCTCGCTCCGTGAGCCGCCACAGGCCGGACGTCCGCTTCTTCGGGTCGTCGTCGTTCGGCTTCAACTCGGTGAGTCCCCAGTGCTTGATCTTGCCGTAGTCGCCGCCTCGGACCGGGCAGTCCCTCACGTTGGCCCACTCAACGCCGGTGTCGTGAGACTTCAGCAACCAGACCACGAACCGGACCGCTACCAACGGGATCCGGCGCCGGTACAGCATCACCCTCTGCTCGCAGCAGGGGCACGAGGTGCCGGTGAGCATCTCGTTGTTCAGGACGTCCCGGGCGTCAGCGATCGTCCCTCGATCTGCGATGCCTCCGAGCACCAGGAAGAACCCGGGCGGCTGGGCCTCTGGCTCCGTTGGGGTCGGCGCGGCGACCACTGGAGCGGCAAACATCTCTTCCTGCACAGGCTCCACCTCGGGGACCAGTTCGTAGCTGTCTTGGAACGTCCCCCAACGCGGGGACGAGTTGACACCCGTCAACACGTTGCGGAGATGGACGCCGAACTCCGACGCCCCTCGTACGGCGCACAGGCGCCCGCTCGACTTGTGCCGGTAGATCCGGCCGACCTGGACGCTCATGGTCGGACCATCACTTCGTGCGACAGGGCCTCGACGGCTTCGCGCAGGCTGTCGAGCGCCTCGATGGCCCACGGCATGCTCCGTACCCCCGCCTTCCTGCCCGGCGGCGTGTACTGGCGGGAGGCGTCGAGCGCATACCCCGCCCGGTCCAGCGCGGTCCTCATCGCCCGCAGCCGTTCCGCCCTCCGCGAGCCCGCGGCCTCGGCCCGTCGGGTCCTGCGTGTCGAGGTCGGCGACTCCCAGTGGTGGTCGGCGTCCGTCGCCTGTTGCGCGTCCCACTCTGCGATGACCGCACGCAGGAGCCCGCACGCCACCCCTACGCCGTCGCCCGCGTCGTCGTGCCCCCCGGCCATTTGCCCGGCCATTCGGAGTACGACCCTCAACTTCTCGTGGCTCTCGCTCACTTCTTCCTCACTTCCCGCAGGAACACATGCGCCCTGCGCCTGTCTGGCATCTTCGATACGCCGGCGACTTCCCAGCCGCGGCGCCTCCACTTGCGGCCGTGGCGCGCCCACGCCGCCGGCGTCATAAACCCGAGCACGTCGCGCGTGACGAACCGCCAACTCGGGAGCCGTCGCTCTGGGCGCGCGTGCATTCTCTCCGCCGTTCGGACGTGAGCCGCCCGGATCCAGCCGCGGCCGCACTGGCCCGGCGTCGCGAATTGCCGGCGCTGCAGGACGACCCCGACGATCGTGTCGGGGTAGCTGCGGTGCGCGACCCGGTTGAGCACGACCTGCCCGACCGCTCGCGTCTCCGTCTCCAGGCCGGACGTCTCCGCGCAGAGCACGAGGGCCGTCACCCAGACGCCCGCGAACTTCGCTATGCCGGCGGTCAGCGGGATCACGAGACCCACTCCAGGTCGAGGTCACCGACCGCCGACAGCCACAACGGCGTCGCGTCGGCACGGTCGTGCTCCGCGAACGCCTCGTCGAGGCCGGCGGTTGGGGTGACGCGGTGGGTGTCCAGGTAGCCGCGGTCGTGGCGCTCCTGGGCCGCCTTCGCCAAGCGTGCGGCCACGGTCGCACGGCCCTTCTCAATCATCGCCTCGAATCGCGCCTTCTCCCGCGCGGCTTCGGCCCTCTCCATCTCGCGGATTGAATCCGCGACGGTGGACCACACCGCGGCAAGCTCCGCGCGCGACCGGGCGAGTTCGGCCGCGCCCGGCACACCGCGCTCGACCTCGTTGGGAACGCGGTAGCTCACGGTCCGCACCCCGCGTACCAGACGCCGCGAGCAGGGTCGTGCGCGCGGCGGAACTCGGTCTCAAGGTCGCGACGGGCCTTGAGCGTCTGCCGGTCCAAGGCGAGGACTCCGGCGGGCAGGCCCCGGTCGTCCATGCTTCGATCGTCGTGCCGGTCCGCCTCAAGCTCGCGCTCGGCCTCGACGGCCCGGAAGACCGCCTCGGCTCGGCGTCGGTGCCGACCCGTCAACAGCGCGAGCCCGGCGCGTAGGGCATCGTCCCGGCGTTGGGCTTTATCTTGCCGGCGCCCCCTCTCCTTCACGGCCTCCCGGCGCACCGCGTTGACGGCCTCGCGGCGGGCCGTCGCGGCCTTGCGCCGGACCGCCGCCTCCTCGTCGCGTACCGCCTGCGCCTCCTGGTAGAGGCGGTACGCGGCCCAACGCCGTTCCCACTCTGAAGCTGACAGGCCGCTCACGCCGTCCACTCCGCGAGGTTGGCCGCGAGAAGCGATAGCAAATCGGCCCGCTCGTTTTGCAGTCGCGCGATCTGCTCGTCGACCTTGGCGATCCGGCGGCCGGCGTTCTCGATGTTGAGGCCGATCGACGTGTCGCTCAGGTCTAGCTCGTCGTCGTCGATGTCCGGTGCGGGCACGGTGTCCTCCTTCGGGCGTTCCGCCAGCCACGCGAGAATCTCCGCGGCCGTAGCTGGTTCCGAGTGCCCCTGTCGGCGCGTCTTGCCGATGGAAACTCGGGCGTTGTCGATGCACGGGTCGCAGAGGTCGCGCAGCTCCTGGCGGTACCTCCCAGGCCGCAGGCCCTCATTGCGTCCACAGCGGGCGCAGAACTCGGCCGGCGGTGTCGGATCCAGGTCCCCGTCGAAGACGCCGCGGATGGCCGCGGCCGAGACCTCGACGCCGCGCCGCTTCAACTTGTTGCGCGCGTTGTTGCAACATTGCTTGCAGTAGTCGCGCAGCTCCGGCGCAGCTTTCGGCTGGCGCGGGCCGCGCTCGCAATTCAGGCACCAGGGGTGCGCCGTGCGCTCGACCTTCACCAGGGCGGCCGCACGTTGCCCGCCCGCCGCACACCCGACGCAGTTGGCGACGGTCACGTTGACCATGCCGGCTCGCGTCTTCTGGCCGCCGGTCCACGCGGACCGGTCAGCGTTCGCCTGGGTGTGGCGGTCGGCGCACGCGTGACCGGACATCTCGCACCCGTACGGCAGGCACCGGAACCGGTCCGCCTCCGCCTCCGCCTCGGGCATCGGCTGTGTCGGGGCCTCACGCATCGCGGTTTTCCTGCCACCACGCGGCCGTGCCCGACGGCTTCGCCTCGAAGGCGAGCGTGCGGTCCTCGGGATAGGCGAAGCGGCGGCACTGAGTCTGGACGGCCTCGAACACCCTCGTCCCGATGCGCTCGGGCGGGTCGGACCACCCGCGCGTCGCGAGGAACGTGCGGACATCCGCCGCGCTCAGACAGAGGTACCAGGGCGACGGGTTGGGCCGGCGCTCTCGGACGTAGACCGCGATCATGCGGCCACCGCCGAGAGCCAGTCGACGCCGTCCAGGCCGCCCGGCGGGCAATGACACGTCCGATTCGCCTGGAACCACGCTGGCCCGAACGAACCACGGCCGGGCGGACGGCGCCTCCCGGGAGCCGGGACCCGGGCATCCCACGCCGCCAAATAGCGGGCGAAGGTGACGGCGTAGACGCGGCGCTTGTGTCCGCGCCCCTCGGGCACCAGGAGCGACACGACCAGGAAGCCGGCGCCCATCCACTCGCGCATGAAGTCGCGTTGACCGTCCGTCACGCGGCCGATCTTCATCCGGCCGTCCGAGCACTCCTTCGCCTCGACGGCGACGGCACGGCCACCCTCAAGCGCGCCCATGAAGTCGACCGCCAGGGGAGAGGCCGCGTGCAGCGCCTGCCCCGCCTTCGCGCCAGCTCCGCGGCCGCGCTTGATGACCTTTGGGAACTGCTTTTTGACGACGGCGCGCCCCTGGGCGGCGTAGATGTCGTGCATCGCTTCGAGCGCGTCCTCCAGGCCCTTCCCGCGGTTGGCCCGGCTCGCGTCCCGCGTCGCAAGCGGGCCGCCGCCTGCCCGGAGGTTGGCCTCTTCGCGCAGCTTGTCGAAGCTGTTCATCCGTTCAACTCCCTGAGAATGTGATCGGCCACCGCCGGGAGGGCGCCCCAGATCGTCACGGTCCGCTCGAACGAGTCACCGACGGGCCGGATCACCAACTCGCCGGTCTCGACGTCGTACTCGCCATCGGCCGCCGTCACCACCACCCGGACGGTCACTTCGTCGGATGCTGTTGCGGCCGCACCTCTAGCCTTCAGGAGCGCCGCCATGGCGCCCGCTTCACCTGTGTCCATCTCACCCCTACCTTGTGCATGGAGCGTAGGCGCGCGCGCCTACGCCGTCAACCCTCTAATTCCGTGACTCCACGTCCCGCTGGTCCGCCCCTACGAGCGTTGCCGGCGGTTGCACGAGCGACTTGAGCCTGGAGTACGCCTGGGCACCGATGCGGCCGACCAGGGCCGTCGTGTCGCCTTTCGCAGCCTCTCCCAGGTGGGAGTTGGTCGCGAAGCAGATCGGGAGCTTGGACTTGTACCGGTGCCGAAGAATCTCCTCTGCGACGTCTTGCTCCCAGTCGGTCGCCCGGCCGGTGCCAAGCTCGTCGAGCAGGAGGATCGGCACCTGGGCGGCGCGCTGGATGATCTTGGTGGTCGACGTGCCCTTCTCGTCGAGCGCCCCCTTGGCCTCGCGCATCAGGTCACCGAAGTCGACGTATCGCACGCCTATCCGCCTGCCCTTCACGCCCAATTCGAGCGCGAGTTGGAAGCCGATCGCGGCGAGTAAATGGGTCTTGCCGCGACCGGGCATCCCCCCAAAGCCAACCCCTTTAACGTCGGGCCAGTCGTCGCCGGCCTCGATGACTTCTCGAACGAACCGCTTTGCAGCCTCGAACGCGTGGCGTCGGCGTTGTTTGGCGACGATGTCGTCGCCCGGCCTATCCAGCTCGAACGTCTCGAACGTCGCCCCCCACGGCTCAAGTGGCAATTCGGCGCCGTTGAGCAAATCGGCCTGGATCTGCAGCGAGCCGCAACTCTGGCACCGGCCGCTATAGCTGTAGCCCTCGACCTCACCGGGGTTACTCCCGTCTCCGACCCAGGTGGCCCAACCATCGGCACAATGGGGGCACTGGCTGACGCTCGCAGAGAGAGCGTCCTTGCCGCGGCGGATCTGGAGCGCCGCGGCATCCGTGACCGGCTGGCCCTTCTTCGTCGACGCGACCCAATCCTCGAACTGTTCGAGGAACCCCCGATCTCCCGCTACTCGCTTCATGCTCCGTCTCCAATCGCGCGGCTCCAACCGTCGACCTTCTTCTTCCGCGTCGTGTTCTGGTTCCAACCCTCGCCCCGCTGCTCGGGCGTGTCGAAGTTGGCCGTCTGCCCACCTCGGCCCCGACTCCGACCCTGCCCGCGCTTCCCCGTCAGGTCCTCGGCTACAACCCGCAGGGGTGCAGCCATCCCGCCGCACTGGTCCAGGGCGTCAGAAACGGCCTGTGCTCCGTGATCGGTCATCAACTTCTGGAGTAACCGAGCCTCGGGGGCGGTGAGGCTGAGACCAGGGCCACGACCTCCGCGTTGTGGCTTGCAACTCAGCGCGAGCTGCTCCAGGTCGGCATAGGCCAGTCCGGGGGGCTTTGGGGGTAGTTCTTCCTTGGTTACTTCTTTGGTCTCTTCCATGTCGGCCGGTGACCGGCCGCCCCCCGGCCGACCACCGGCCGCCACCCGGCCGGTCACCGGCCGGGTGGCTTCTGCGAGGGGGAGGCGGCCGGTGACCGGCCGCCTTTGCTCGGTAGCCGGCCGCCTTTGCACGGTAGCCGGCCGCCCCCCGGGCACCGTCAGGAGGTAGGTCGAGCTGCCCCCGGGGTTCTGGTCGACGACGATGAGTCCCTCGGTTTGGAGCGTGGCGATCGCGGTCGTCACGGCGGTCCGCTTGATGCCGGACGCTCGTGCGAGTTGGACCTTGCTCGGAAAGCTCTCGCCCGCCTCGTCGCTGAACGACAGGAGCGCCCATAGGACCGCCTTCGGCCCACGCTCGATGGGGTGGTTGCGGATCGCCCGCAACATCTCGTAGTTCAACGCCCTCGCCTCCGCCTGAAGCCGCGTCCGAGTTGGCGTTCATCGGCGAAGCGCCAACCCGTCGGACTGAACTCGTGTTCGCGCCAGACGACCGCCGCGCTCGCCCGCCCGGCCGTGTCCTCGATGGCCTCTGAGATGAAGTCCGCGAGCCGGCCGCGCTCGTAGACGGGAGCTGGGACCCTGACCCAAACCATTCCATCACCGGCCGGGCGCGGATCGTCCAACGTCGGAGACCACGTCTCCCCCAGGAGGACCCAGCCGACCGGCAACGGCTCGGCCGGTCGGCCTGGGGCGCGCCGGTAGAGGTCGCCGACCACGTCGACGCGCAGGACCAGGGCACCGGAGCCGGGCCGCTTGTCAGCTCTGGCCGAGTTGCGGATGTGTGAGCGGGCGCCGTAGGCGATGGCCGACGA